GACAACCCCTTCTGCACTGAATGCAGGGTTATGACCAAACTTATCAAATATAATTTTCAATAATTCATAATCTTCTGGGGTGTCAAGCGTCAATCCAAGATCAGGAAAATACATTAATGGAGGGGCTTGCCAATGGTAAATGTTGAAGGCTTCTGGGTGCTGGGCAACGTTCCACCCGCAATGTTTCTGAGGATTAAATAGGTCTTTGCATCTTTGAAGTGTCCGGGTCCAGTAGCATTGAATATCCAATCCGTTGGGCCAGGAACGGTCAACAATATCATTTGAAACATAATCAAAGTGCTCAAGATTTGAATTCAATCCCATTTTCAATTTTTTGATTAATTTGTCGATATGCCTTGGATCTATACAGGGGCAATCTGCCGTAATATCAACAATTATATCTGCTCCATGAGTTTCAGCAGTAGATATAACCCTTCCGATTACATCATCCTCTTCCCCTGCATAACGGTAGACATAGGCAGGAAATCTATTAACCCCCTGCTTTTCATGGATGCATATTGGATCATTTTGTGATCTTGCTGTTGTTGCAATCACAACCCTGTCGACTGAATCTGCAAGGGACGCTCGTTTAGCCATCCACCATAGGACAGGTTCTCCTGCCAATGGCAAAAGCACCTTGCCGGGTAACCGGGTTGAGGACATGCGGGCTTGGATGATGGCGACGATTTTAGGTTTCATTATTCATTCCATTTTCATTATTTAATCATGATAAATCTTTTACTAGATATGCAAACTTAGACCCTTCCCAGGAAAAATACATGCCTGCCATTATTTTTTTTTCAACAAAAGCTTCTTTGCCAATAGGTATCAATGGAGGAGGAATTATAACAAGAACTGCCTTTTCTGTTTTAACTTCCATTTTATAGGCTTCAAAAAAACTTACAGTCAACAGTCTTGAATCAATAATTTTTCCTAAACTTTCTTCCATTTTAACCTCCTTCATAGTTTACAGATGAAATTCCATTTTTGATTGTTACATTGATGATTTGATCGGCACAACTTATAAGTTCAGGAATGTGACTGATCATAATAATTTGTAATCCCAACTGTTTGGATATCTCTTGAAGCATCTGCCCTGCTAGCGGCATTCGATCCCGAGAAATCCACTTAAAGGGCTCGTCTAAAATTAAGCATGCCCTGCTCCTGGGTTGTGCCAACGACCAACTACCAACCCGCAATGCAAAACTGGCAACGTCCACCGGTCCTCCCCCACTCGCCTCAAGAGGTTTAATCAGGTTATCATTTCGTTCAAAGGCAAGGCGACATTCGATTGTGCCCCTGCCTGTGATCTCAAATTTGGCTGACATTTTGTATGGATTGTCCTCGTAAACGGCTGCAAGTGCGAGGCTGACAGGCTCACAGATTCGGTATTCCAATTCATTTTGTGTTGCCTGTGCAACAGCAATTATGATTGCTTGGGATTTTTCGGTTATGGCGATTTCCTTTTCAACTGCCTCTCGTGCTGTAATAGTTGATTTCAGATCAGCAGCAATTTGATCTCTTTTGCCGACTTTCTGCTCATATGTTTTGCGTATAGATTGAATGGACATCTAAACTGTTCCTTCCCATAAAATTTTCCCTTTCTCTCCGCCATGCAATCGCCATGTTTTGCCGTCAAATGAGGGCACGAGGCCCATTTTCCAGAGGTCAACTGCCGGTTGAAAGGGGTATTGACCTAGCTTATGGTCAATGTATTTCCAAGTTTTAATACCGGGGAAAAATGAACCAATATAAGCCCCCACGGAATCCCACACGGAAGCCCCCATGGAATCCCACACGGAAGCCCCCACGGAATCCCACACAGAAGCCCCCATGGAATCCCACACGAAATCCCCCACGAAATCCCCCACGGAATCCCCCACGGAATCCCACACGGACTCCCCCACGGAATCCCAGTCCTTTAATAGTGATATTTCCCTGTCTGTGGTTTTTGGGAAAGATAATTTAAAAGGATGAATCGGATTTGCGGCTTCCGAATATCTCCAACCGAAAAGAGCATCTAAGTCGTGAATTTCTTCGAAGACCTTAATTGCTTTATATCGTACTTTCTGAGCATCTCCAGCTATTCTCCCCACACCTTGCACCCGAAAAGCGGCACATGGTATTTTTGCTCCTATGAAACAATCATTGGGATCGCGGGAGACATGGAGCCCACGACCACAAACTCCATGCTCAGGGGGATCATAATCTGTTACCCTGATAATACTACCAATAGCATGTCGATAGTTTATTCTACCAGAATAAAAATCAAAGCCATCGGGTTTTGTTAATTTATACACCTCTGCCTCCTTATTTCAAGTTGCCTCCCCAACATATAGAGTCATTCCTATTCCTTCTTTATCGGATACTCAATATCTGGCCATTCCACTGTCTTCTCTCCAAGCGTAGTGTTCATTGGGGCAGGGCCTACAAAATATGTCTCATCTTTGCAGGCTTTAATAGCGTCTTCCCGTTTTCTGAAAATGCCATATAGATCCCAATCTGTGTTTGGCCATTGCCCGCCTTTAATTTGTCCCACGACGTAGACTTTTTCCATTTCAATTAGACCTTCCTCGGAAAGGGCTTCGGTCATCTCTTCTGAAAATACTTTTGTCTGCACGCAGGCCCAACCTGGGGGAATAAAGGTTTTCTTGAAATCGCACTGCATTCTGGTTTCTTCCAACTTAATGCGGATTATTTTTTTTACTTTGTCAATCGTATCTTTCTTCTTTTTCATCATTCCTCCCAAGAATAGGCTTTTTCTAGTTCTTCCTCCCCCTTCTCGAAATTCTTTTCCATTTGGTCAAGCTCCTCTGCCCTCTTTTTCAATTCCTTGTTTGCCTCTTCCGTGGTCTTGACCTTGAATTTTGCAGTCATCTGTTCCTCAATGCTGCGGATCTGCCCTTTGATCTCTGCCTGTTGTGTTTTGGCATTGTCAATTTTTTCTTTGATTTCTAAGAGCCTTTGTGTTGTCATTTTTTCTTTCCCTTATTATACTAAGAATTTTTTATATCAATAAATTGATTATCGTATCCTTTTCTATTTTCTCTGGTGCAAGATTAATGTCATAATCTCCCTTGCTATCCATTATTGTTGCCCCCGCCTTTGTTAAAATTTCATTGAAGTTGATGGTGTTCTCATAAAAGTTAAATAGGTATCTTCTACTATGTTCTGCAAACTTAGAATTAGACGCAGTGATTGACCTGCCTAAATAAGTTTCTGCAAAGTAGAATTTGCAGTCATTTTCGGTGATTGAGATAAGCCCCAATACTTTTTGTTTTTGGCTTATAGTAGAATTGGCAATAGCCATTACATTGTTAGGATCGATCATGTGGTTTTTATTAAACTGATTAATACGTTCTTTGGCTACCACTATTTTATATGGAACCTCAACGGAGCTATTAAAGTTAAAATAGTTGACAAACATAATCCACGCAGACGGTTCTTGCCTTTTGACATAAAAAAGTTCTGTGGCTCCGTTTTTATCACTGGCATTCGTCATGTCACCAGAGAACAACACATTGAGCTCACTATCTCTGTAATAACCATCCCACCCGTATTTAACATTAGCATTCATTAGGGATAGGTCTAAATCAATCCTGTTGCTTTTCACATTTTGCCAGTTGATACCAAATATCATATCCCGGTCTAGCGAAACATAAGTGCCAGAAGGAAAAAAGCCTGTAAATTGTTTCTCCGTGGCAGGTAGGGCATAATGCATGTATTCAGGAATGTAGATGTTTTTCCCGTTTACATTCTGCTTGATATCCTCAACAATAAAATCAAGCACAACATTGAGGATTTCTTCAGCCTTTATACGATTGTGAAAATCAAAATCAGTAGCATACCCTTTACCGTTCCTTATTCGATAAAGGATAGACTCACAATCCTTTGTCCTGAATTTCAGGGCATAGGCAAGGCGTATTTTCCTGAAAGTGTTTACCCTGCCTAATTCTTTTTCTAAGATACTGCGATTTATGGTCTCGCCCCTTTTAAGCCTTGCCGTTACGGTATTAAGGTAATCTTCTTTCATGGGCTTGTGATATTTGACAGCCAATTTTCTCAACTTATTAATTTTTGCACTAAGCTGCGTGTTAGTCTTGAAAGCCAAAAACAGGGGCTTGAACCTATAGAAAATCTCAGCCAACTTTTCTAGCCCATGCTCCTTTTCATATTTTGAAAACAGCCTCACTGTGACAACGTTCTTGTGTGTCTTGATTTCCTCGATTAACCCATTGCTCTTTATCAGGAGCGTTTTATCTGCGGCTTTATAGACAATGTAGCGCAAAAATTCAGTAGGATTTTGTGGAACTATGCCTAAGTAGTCATACAAGATAATTCTGGTTTCTTTATTTTTGATTGCCTCTATCTCTTCTCTGCTTAGCTCAAGCCATAGCGCAATATCAACAACACTTTCTATGGTTTTTTCAGCCAGAGCAATACCAGAGCCCAGTAACCTCAACAGCTTTTCCTTGAGCTCTTCCTTGGTGTATCCGTGTATAACGACAAGGGAAATATTCTCGATATCTATATCCGGTATTTCCAGTTTCTCATTTGGAATATACACAGAGCTTTCGCTGTAAATTCCCATTTGCTCGAATCCGTAGGTAGTAATGTAATGAACTACTTGCTCCACGACTAGCTGCCCAATGTCCGCCTCTGCTATCTTTTGCCAGGACTTGTGAAAAGAGCTATTCATCTGTTCAGGGGTTAATCCCATTTCCTGCTCAATTATATCTGCCAATCGCATCAGTTCTGCTTCGGGGTAGTTGTGTATTACTTCAGGTGAAAACACGAATCCCTTGTGTATGGTCTTTTCGAGCAAGGTTTTGGTTGCTTTCTTTTTTTTCTTGGTCTCAATTGGTAAGGCCCTGAAAAGTCTCAGTGTTGATTTCATTTTGCCTCTCCTTTTTGTTTGATGAGGCGAGAAGTATATCTTAACAGGATTTTTATAGGAACTTCTTGTGCCTCAAGATTAATCTTGTGAGGAGAGACAGGAATCGAACCTGTGACCACCGGATTCCATTTTATAGGAACTTTCTGTGCTATAAGCGGAAAGTAAATTTTCCGGTGCTCTACCACTGAGCTACTCTCCTCATTACTAAGGGTGAGAGGTAATATCGCAAATGATTAGTAGGAACCCCATATGCCCTAAATATTAAAAGGCGGGCAGTATATATACCAATTATATTTAGAGGAACTGCCTGTGCCTTTGTTTTTTTGTCCTCTCCTTTATATTATACTGAAAACCAATTTATATCTTAAAATTTATATGACTGCTTGCCAGACTTTTTCTTTCACCAATTTCTCAGTTCGATATTTCTGAAAGTAATTTTCAATATTCTGCTCATACGATAATTGAATTTCCACATCGTTTTTCACACGGGTAATCAGGGCATTAAACCGATCGTCCCTTTCCTGAATATTATCAATATGAGTTCTATCAATTACATTTAATTCAATTGGCAGATAGATAGGTTCAATTTCATTTGTTTCTGCATACCAGAGATAGACACGGGGTTTGTGATTTTCCTGGTCTGCTGTATTCCTCATCATGCTGCCAGGATTCACAAGCCCCCTTCCCTCTGCTTTCACTGAAAAGGACTGGTGGTTATCCCCAGTAAGTATCAGTGAATATTCTGGAAATTTTTTAAGCAATTGATGACTTTTGGATCCTTCATCTCCAGGCCACCGGGGCAAGATTTCAACAATCGGCTGATGTGCCATAGCAACTTTAATAAATGGAGAATCGAGTTTAATAGAATGGATAGACTCCCCATATGGAAAAGCATCGATACAAATATTATCTAACATATAGTCAGAACCAAGATCGTGCGGTCCTAACAATTCAATTGCCCCAGCAGCATGCAATACTCCAACCCCTGCCTTTTCCCATTGATCAAGGCGATGGTTCGGAAGATCATGCTGGCCGGGGATGCAAATTATATCATGCTCTTTGAATTTCTCAATTGCCCATTCCAATAGCCAATTTGGCCATTGTGATTTATGCCCCAGATCGCCAGCAATCAAAATCGGACATTCATGTTGTTCAGATAAAGCAAGGATAAAATCAATTTTCCTTTCCATGGCTGCAAAGTAATCGTCTGTGCGGCCAATTGGGGTGTCTGATCTTAGATGCCAATCGGCAGTAAGAACGGCAGTGGGCTTCTTGGTTTGGCTCGTTCGTTTGAATCTGGTCATTTTCTTTTATTCCATTCTTCAATTGCAGAAAGAAATGATTTTTTGTGTTCTTTTTTAGCTTTGATTTCTGATCTTATTTTGTCTCCAAAGTTATATTTTGAATGTTTTTCGGCTTCACATTCTATGCACTCCGCCCAATAAGAGGGAGTGTGTGTATTAAAGACTGCTATATTTTTACTTCCACAGAATGGGCATGACGATAACGGAGGATCAATTCCGGGTTCATATTCTCCATGACCACTGAAGCCGTATTTTTCATCTCCATAAATTTCTAGTTTCATTGTTTTCTTCCTTTTAAATATTCACACGGCACATCAAATATTGGACATAAGTCCGGTAAAGATTTTTGAAACTCTGCTTCTACTTCTTCCCTCTGACTGTTTACAGATTTAAGCTGTTCGATTAGTTTATTCCATTGCTCTGTCAAATCAAACAGCTCATTATATTCCCCTGTTTTAATATCGATTCTCCTATCCAATTCAATTAAATTATTTGCCTTGGGTTCGAGCTTCAGTATAGAGGCATATTTTGAGGTTTTGTGTTCCAGGGTTATCAGGTCTTTTTCAAATTCTGCCAATTCCAGAAATTCATTCCTCTTGATATTTATTTGTTCGGCCTGATGGATTAAGTTGTCGACAAGCTTCTCATGATGAAGAATTTCTCCGATTTTTTGAGATTGATCTTTTAAGGATTGCTGCCTATTTGATAAGAGTTCTAACTCATTGTATTCATCTGTCTTTGCCTCAATTTGTTTATCCAATTTTAACAGGGCATTAACAGCCTCTTCATACTTGACAATCTCATTTAATTTGTCATGTTTTCCTTTCAAAGAAGTAAAATCATATAGTAGCCCAGTCAATGAGGTATATTCAGATTCAAGCCGCCGGATTACCAATTGAATCTTTTCCAATTTCACAAGGTCTTTTTCTGCCTCTGGCAACCATTCATATGCTTTTAATTTTTCTGTCTGCCCTTTTTGATCTGCCTTTAGCTTTACAAGTTCCCCTTTTTCCTCTCTCAGTGTTTTTGAAATGTTGCTAATTGAACGGTCAATGATTTCTAAGTTGACGGCATCGTTGTAATGCTTGGCGACATCAGAAGAGGATTTGCCAAGTAAAAAAGGCCCTTCTAATTGAAATTGGATATTTTGAGAATTAAAGCTGAGGACTTTTGAAATTGCTTCTGGCACATTTTGACCAAATGATTTGAAAGGTTCTTTTTGTCCTCCTATTTTATAGAGGTTTTCTGAATCAGATCGAAAGCGTTCAACAGTTTGAAGCTTCTCATTGTCACTGACTGTGAGACGGGCAGATGTATCCCCTCCCCAATATGACCGAACGTCCTCACCGGAGGGGCGATTGTTAACGGGCCAGTTTATGCCCCTTAAAATATTCGTTTTCCCAGAATCGTTTTCTCCGGTGATGACATTCACACCGGGGCAGAATTCAACGAGGGCGTCTTTCCAAGAACGGAAGTTTGTTAGTTCAAGAGATTTGATCATATCTTTCCTATTTTATGGATTTTCTCCAATTTTTTGGCAATTGAATTTCTTATATTCATCCAATTTTTATCAGGCCCGAAAGGGGCAGCCGTTGGCAATTGTGATAATATCCAAAAGGCCTCTGCTGAAGCTATTTGATGTGATCTTAAATTAGAATATTCTTTGATCAATGCATCATGCATTTCAGCGAGAGATTGTTTTTCTTGTTTTATATTTTCAAGTTCTCGATGACAAGAATCAAGGAGGTTATATCCCTTCCTTGCTTCCTGTTCCCATGAGATGGGCCACAATGGACCGCATCCATTTGGGCAAGTTTCTGTCTTACTATTCCCTGGACCAACAGTTCCACTTTGCATATATAAATTCTTTCTGACAAGTCTGAAATTGCACTTTGCACAATACATAATGCCTGGGACTAAGTTTTTATCTGGCCCTGCCATATTTCAATCTCTTTTGTAGATGAATCTGATTCCATTTGTTGCGAGTCTTGAGATTAGTTCCATTGCAGTTATATTGGAGAGAACATCTGCGGTAAACCCACATCCTCCTGCTTTGGAAACTGCCTCTTGCAATGATTCATACATTTCAATTCCATCTTTCATTGCTTTTATTCTTATTTCTTCATTCATGTTCCCTCCTAAAGGCATTTGCCTTTTCTATCATATCCTCCCATTCCTTTGTCATTTTTCCGCTTTTTGGGTATTCTGGTATCTTTCTTCTCTTGGGATACATTTCAAAGTAATATTTTTTTATCCTGTTGTAATCTCTTTTGCCAAGTTTCTTAGCCTTTGGCTTTTCGCTTGGATGAATATATTTTTGTGGCATTGGTGGATTTTCAAGGTAGTCTGCAATATTTCTGAGCAATACTGGCAGAGCAATAAATTTATTGAGGCTATATCTCTTGTATAATCGTGCAATTTTCCCTTCCATAACATTAGCTTGATCATGCAAAACTCCTCTCAATAAACCTTTGCCATCTTCCCCTACCTTGCCCTCTTCAATTTCTCTTCGGGTAATGTGCTTATGGTCGAAAACAGAGTCTTCAAAACGGATTATTTGTTTTAATATAGGGCAAATGCTTTTTTGTTCTCTCCATTGTTTGTGGCGCAATGTCCTTAATTCTTCCCAGTTTATTTGGATGAGTTTAGTCATTCGATATTACCAAATAGACGGCATTTCTCGTGTGCCTGTCTATGTCAAATCTGGTTATCTCTTTTGTATTGACAATCGGCAAAACTCCTGTTGTATGATCTTCCAAATCTTTTTCTGTTCTGGTCTCGACTGTATGAGCATAAACTTTTCTCCCCTGCCAGTATGCCTGTGCCATTTCATAACTCCTTGCAAGGACAACAGACATGACTTTTCCATCATAATTCTTTGCAATGAATATCACTTTAAATTCTCCTTTTTCTTCTGACTGTGCCCAAAGGAACTCCTGTTCCTGTCGTTGGATCTTGTGTCCATGCAGGATCTTCTTTTCTTAGATATTGCTCAAAATTGGCACGCACATTTTCTCCTTCTTGAATTGCATCCTGCAATAATTTTCGGCAGATTTGCATTCGCAATTCATCAGGATTATTGTCTGGACCGACTGTTCTGCTTTCTCCCATGCCGATTCTTATGGGTTCATATTGCTCAACTTGAATGGTGCGTTCTATGCTTGCCCAGACCTTGTCATCTAATAAACTTAACAGTTTTTCAATGTCTTCTTTAGGCATTATTCAAACCTCCGGGACCTTCCAATCCGCATGGACTCTTCAACCTCTAACCATGCCTTGCCCGTGATTTTTTGTAATTCTTTTTCTGCCTGTTCCTTTTCGATTTTTTCAATCAACCCTGCCCGGCCAGCTTTCATATTCAGATCATGTGCAATAATAGTTTCTTTTTCTTTTTTCCACCACTTGCAGGCAGTTAGAAAGTCAACATTTGCCGCAACATCATCAATGCCATAGTCATAGTAGATGTCAAATTCAATTTCTTGCATCTTCCCGTTCAACTTATTTTTAGTGACTTCTGCTAATGTTCGAGACCCTATTTTCTTTTTGATTCCACCAACTGTTCTGGTATGGTTATTGGTTTTCGTCAACCAGACCTGGTGAAAGGAATAATAGAAGGGGGCATGGCCACCGGAGGTTGTTGTTTGTTTGCCGAATGTTGCCCCAATTTTGTCCCTGGTCTGCTGAATAATGAAGAGAGCAGATTTTGTTTTCTTTAATTTTCCGTTGATCATGCGGAGGGCTTCCCCGAGATGTTTGGCCTTTTCAGTTTTGTAGCTTCCTTTCAATTCTGAGACGGCTTCAGCCGACTTTGCAGCCGCAATTGCCTTTTTGTATTCCTTTTCAATCTCCTCTGATGTGGTCAGGGCGTCAAGGGAGTCCAAAGTGTAGATAAACGGTTTTTCGCTTTCCTTGACCAGTCGCAAAATTCGGCCCTTGAAATCTTGAATTGTTTCTGATGGAATTGGGACTCCTTCCTCATCATAGGCAGGGGCCTTGATCCTATCCTTTAATTTGCTTCCGAAAAGATATGGAATGTCGATTGATGATGCTGCTGCTTCCCCATCGTCATAATAAAGGTCATATTCATCAAATCTCTTGTCGGCAGAGCATTCGGCCAGCATCGTTATTGCAAGCATAGTTTTGCCCCCGACCGAACCTCCAGGCAAAGTGACAATTTGGCCGAGCACAAATGCGCCTGCCGGATCATCTGAACAGGCACAATTGAGCAGGGTGACACCAGAAGGAATCAACAAACTAGTGTCAGTTGGGGCGGGCCTTTCAGTCTTTTTCTCTGCTGCTGCCTCAACTTGTTCTGTTAAATCTGATCGCCGTCTACGAATTTCCGGCATAAGTCCCTCCGATTAGCATTTGCTCAAATTTCTGTTTATCCACCTTCCACCTTCCGCCGATCTTCAGACCGATGCCATACCGTTTACACCAATCGACAATCGTGAATTTGCCGACCTTGCCATAGCCTTTTTCTTCATGCAATTTGACGGCTTCTGCTGAGGTTATATATTCTTTGTTCAAATTTCTCTCCTTCTCCGTCTGGGCTGGTCTGTTGAAGCAGACTCCTTCTCTGCCTGTTTTTCAACGGGCTGTGCGGCAAATGCTTTAGCACATGCATTATAAATTGTCTCTTCGCATTTTTCACACTCTGGCAGACTGTTACAATCCTTTCCAAAATTTCCACCAGAGGGGCATTTAAAAGGGATGTCGTCTTCCAACTCCCTCTCTTCTTCCTTTACGCTGTCAGGCTTCGATTCTGAAGGAGATCCCCCTCCAATTCTTCTTCTTCTCTGAACCCCTGATCCTTGTTGTTCCTCTTCTTGGGCTTCAGCTCTCTCTTCATCAGGGTTGATTCCGAGATAGGCCATTTTGACTTGGTCATATGTCGGGATAATCAACATGGCGTCTAAGGGGTGAACCTTTGCCAATATAGACTCTTCATAAGAATCGCGGGCAAGGAAATTGATGCTATGGGCTTCATGAAAAGCATTTCTTCCAAGCCTTTTTTCACGGGTCTTATATTCAATGCTGCGGCCATCAAGTAAATCCCAGAATGTTGTAAACCCGTCTGGGTCGCTGTCAGTTGCCTCTTGTAAAATTTCTTCAAAAAGTTTGTAGGAGATATCAAATCCTAATTCAATGAGACCAGTTTCGCTGTTATAATCATAGACATTGTAGAAACATCTCCATGAGGCATACAGGGATTTAATCTTTTTCTCATCTTGCTCTGCCTCCGGCTTGTCCCACTCTGCATACAATTGTTCGCAAGCAAAACATTTGCGGCCAAACGCATGCTGTAGGCAGAGATATTTATCGTTGTCGTCTCCGACATTGGAATGAACTGGAATTTCCAGTTTGTAATCCCAATCGCCGATATCCAACCCGGTCAACGTCCCTGATTTCATTCGTAGGTCTTTATACCAGGGCTGGGTAATTTCAAACGGCAGGAGATCAACGCACCCTGTTTTCCCTTTCTCTAATTCAATGGCAAACTTATTCACAACACCGTTTGCCTTGGAGAGATCGAGGACAGATTTTCGGCCAAGTCCTTTCTGGTCTCGTTCCTGGGCTCCTCTTTTAGTCCTGTTTTTCAGTTTGTCGATTCTTTCTTGTCTTGTCTTCGTGCTCATATTTGCTCCTTTCTTCAAAAAATGTTTTAAAAATAACCTTTGTGATTAATCGAAATATGACAGCAATAAGAAACAATGCCAATATTGCCGCAATACAGAAAACAATGGCGATCACAAAATTATCTAGTGTTGTCATGATTCCCTCTTATTCTTGTCTTCTGCGGCGTCTTTCATTAACCACTGTCCGACTCGATTGAGTTTTCTCATCCTGAATTTCCTGCTTTATTCCTTGGGCTTGTTTGCCGGGTGTAATTTCTCTTTTCTCTCTTGGTGTGGAGAAGTAATCATTCTTCCAGAGAACAACTTCATTTTCCAGGGCTTGCTTTTTGTCATCCATCGCTTTCAAGGCATTCTTTGCCATATTGAGACCATATTCCATTTCAATCAGTTTGTCTTGGGCATCGGAGTATTCTTTTTCAACAGGCTTCAATTGTCGATGACCTGTCACAGTTGCATCAACCTGCTGGACGGTCATTTTTGGGTCTAGCCCTTTGATCTGTATAATCAACTTGCCTGTGGCCTCTTTCACATTTGTCTTTTTAACATCAATTAGTTTGGTTTGCTGTTTAACTTGTTTCTCCAAAAAGGCAACCTCATCAGCATATGCCTTTCGTTTGTATGCATGGCTCCGCCATTCCTCGTGCAAGTTATCCAGGTCGATTGATACATCTTGTTCAAAGTTTAATTCTGGCATTTTGTTTCTCCTTATTTACTTATTATACTGAATCTCTTTTCATATCCTAAAAAAATTAAGAAAATACATCAGCACATGCTCTTGTCAATCCTGGCTTTCCATTGTAGAAAAAAGTGTCAGAAAAACAGGTCAGCACCAATAATGCACGGGGATTGATTGTTGGAGATTTCAATAAAACCGCCTGCATATAGTAGTTAATAGCTTGTCTAACTTTTTCTGGCTCATCTGTTATGTCTTTCAAAATCTTCCTTACATTGTCCCAATTATTTTTTTCATTCAGTAATGCTCGGCACAGATCAATAGTCTGTTTCTGGGCAAGTTGCAGTGTTTGAACAGACTCCAACATTTCATCTGGAGAAAGATCAATGATCTGGTCTAATAGGACAAGGGCTTGCCTTGGACAACCATTTGCTGCTTTTGCAATTTCTTCAATGACCTCTTTATCAACCCCTTCCTCTCCTTCCCCCTCAAGAACATTTTGAATCAGTTTCATTATTAGATTATCGGACAGGTTTTTGACTTCAAAGATTGAACACCTGTTGCGGATAGTAGGTAACAGTTTTTCTGGTTCTGTAGTGCAAAGTAAAAAGAAAACATGAGGAGGGGTATCTTCCAGGGCTTTCAACATTGCGTTCATAAAATCTCGGGTGCCAGCGTGGACCTCATCCATAAGGTAAACCCGGCATTTGCTACTTTTATTGGCAGGATAAAACATCATTGTCCGTTGAATTTCTCTTGCTGTATCAATGCCTCTGTTGTTGGAGGAGTTTATCTCTTGGAAGTCCTGATTTGTTGCTTCAGGGGCACATCCAAGATGTTTGGAAATGATCCGGGCCAGAGTGGTTTTTCCACATCCAGTTGGGCCAGTGAAAAGCCATGACTTTGGAAAGTCCTTTTTGCGGTTCAGGATTGTCTTGATTGCTTTAACTGTTGTTTCATTTCCTACGATTTGGTCAAAATCATTTGGTCGATATGATAGATGTAATGGCATTGTTATCTTCCTTTCTTCTTTTGTTTTTGGCCTATTGTCAAATTCTTGATATATGTATCACAACGGCTGCAATGAGCAGTTTTAACCATTGTCGTTTTAATGTTTGGAATTCCAATAAACCCGCATTTTGGGCACTGCAATTTCTCGTTATTTGCCATATCTAGCTTTCAACTGAAATGTCATCAAAAATCACTGGGATAATTGCCTTGACCTTTTCCAGGAGCATCAACATTACTTCTCTCATCTGCGGATGAGCTGCTTTGGAAGTTCTGAGTCTAAGAATGTGTCTCCACTCTCGGAAGTTTGCTGTTACAACGACCTCAGTTTTGAGAGAGTTTGGGAGTACGGAGCGGGCTTGTTGGGGCGACCATCCATCATCATTAATTAGTCTCTTATAATTCTCTTCCAACAAAAGCATCGTATTGAACCAACAAGTCTCGGCATCTCCCTTTGTCTGGTCTTCTGACATACGGTGATTTAAGTATTCCCCAGGCCAGCAGGTTACCCACGGAGGAATCACAAACGTTACTCCTCCCTTATAGTTACAATACCTTGTACTCTCTTGACTGAAAGCACAGAGTCTATGCCGCACTAATTCGTGAGTGACTCCACGATCAACTATGAACTTTACAGTCATGGCTGAGTGTTCGATCACGGACTCATGGCCTCGTTTAGAGATCATCTCTGCAAATTTTTTGGCTGAACCTTCGGAAATTTTATCCTCGGATTTGTAACAAGTGCGGCCAGCCAATTCAATCAATTCAAGAGGATCTCCAAATCTTCCCAACCCTTCTATTCCCGACATTCTATAAATAGCCAGAATCTCAAAACTTGGTTTTACTAAGATCATTTTTCCCTCTCCCTTCTTTTTTTATTGCAGACCCTTCTCCTCTCTTGAAAATCCATTATGGATTCCCCTGGCCGGGCCTTCTTGGAAACAATCAATCCTCTTTTTTGAGGGGTGCCCTGATGATGTGCTGCCTTTTTCAATGTCTTGACTGCCCCCTGATAGACTTTTTCTTTTTGCTGTTGGGTCAGGTTAGGGGAGGCAAAAGCCAATTTCATTGCTGCTTTACGGATCTTTTTAATTTGAGATTGATTCATTTGAATTTTTCCTTATTTCTTATTAAATAACGATAAGCATTTGCTGTTTTATAGTCTGTTCCTAATTCTAAGGCCAACTCATGTAAAGTCATAGACTTAAGTTCCTTTGGAGATATGGCTTTTATTCTATCCATTATAGTTGGGTGTCGATGCCCTTTTGGTTTTCTTTGTATGCCTGCCCGCTTCATGTAGGTACTTAAAGCAGTGATGCTTACTCCCAGATGTTTTGCTACTGATATAATAGAGGCTCCTTTTAGGAGGTAGAATTCATTTATTTCTTCTTTTGTAGCTATAAGGCTCCAATCAATGGTCATTATTAAAATTTTTCTCTTTATCTATTATACTACTTCCCCGTTAATAGTTTAAATTTTCTTGCAAAATTTCTAATCCCCTTCTCGAAATATTCTGAATTGCTTGGACGACGGGCAACAGCAGCAGGATGAAGAGTATAACAAATCCATGCCCCATATTCTTCATTCCATTCAGTTGTTCCGCTCAATTTTTGAATACCTCCATCCTGATTCTTGAAAACCTTGACACAGGTATTGCCGATTGCAAGAATCAATTTTGGTTGAATGATTTTGACCTCTTCTCTAAACCATGGTAAACAGGTTTCAATATGTTCTGGTTTGGGAGTTCTTGTTGATGAAGGATAACACCGGACGATGTTGTTGACAAAAAACATGCGTCTTTCCAGTCCATATAATCCCAATTCCTTCCACAACAGTTCACCTGCCGGGGCTTCTTCATAAAAACCCCTGCCATATTCATCCTCAAGATTTCCAGGGGCCTCCCCGACAATAAACGCATTGAAGATGCCAGGGGAAGGCAATACAGGGGCCTTGCATTCTTGCCTTAATTCACATCTACTACAATTTTTGATCTCTTTATTTTGGAACCGTTTAACTGGATAGAGTAACCCCGGATAATAGGACTCAAGGCCCAAATCAAGGGTGTGTGTCAATTTAATTAGCTTAGGGTATGTCTTTTCAGGGGGAGATAAGATAAATTGAAAGTGTTTTTGAATTGTCTCTGAGTCTGGCATTGCCTCTGGATCATTTGCCCCTATTTCATTCAGCAGTTTCCCAAGCTCAGTTTTTGAATTGACTGTTGGTTTGATATTGAAAAAACCAACATTTTGGTCTTCTTCGGGGGCACAAACCTTTCTGGCTTGCTCCGGGCCAATTGAATTGACTTCAGTAAAAGGGGCATAAAAGGTTTTCCCGTCTTCACTTAACGTCCATCTGTTTGCGTCTGAAATGCCAACTTTGGGCAACACAACTCTAAACTCCTGCCTTAATACTTCATCAATTAATTCCTGCTTTTCCGCTTTGCTATATGATAGACAAGCGCAGAAAAACTCCTCTGGGTAGTAGATTCGGAGCCAACATGTCCAATATCCGATCATAGCGTACTCGACAGAATGGGCTTTGTTGAATGAATTGTGCACAATAAACCCATTAGCAACAAAATTTCTTGGTTTTTCTTCCATTTCGATATCGTACGTTTGCCTTTTTCCAACAGGAATTATTTCTTCCACTTTTTCGTAAACAGTATAATATCCTTTCCTTATTGCACCTCCTTCTTTTTTAGAATGCTTTCTTTTCTTATGACATTTTCTGCAAAGAAGTTCTGTATTTTCATCTGAATTATTAGAGCGATCTTCATCTATATGGTGAAGTTCAAGCCGATATGTTGAACCACAATTTTGACAACCTTTATAAACTAATAAGTATTTTTCTTTCTGTTTTCTGACTTCATTTTCTACCCCTTCCCCTTCTCTTTTCCTTGGGGAGCTTAGGTCTAAAGCTCCATGAGAACCTTTCCCGATTCCACTCCCATGATATGAAGGCGATTTGAGATCAGATATTTTTAGAAGATCTCCGACATGAATGTTTTTTAATTTAATCCAACCATTTGAAGTTAGAAATAAATGCTTTTCTGTCGCTCGAATAGATCTGCCACTGTTTGTCCGAATAAATGAAACGTTTTGTATTCCTGTGTCATAAATTGCTTTTACTTTATTTGGTCGGACAAATTCATCATTATGCATTGATAATATTTTATATCCATAATTCCTAAAATTCCATGATTTTTGAAGTAGGTATAAATCTTTTACTTTAATTTCTCTTCCAGCCTTATCATTACACGACCCTCTATAGACTAAAGTGTCTCCGGTAACACAATAATGGGCATGCTCTTTTAGCCCCTCCCAAAATTCATTTGCCTCTCTCTCAGACAGAGTTTTTTGTTTCTTGCACCCGTTGAGAAATCGAATTCTATAGGGCTCAAATTCCTTTACATCTCGTTTCTTACCTATGACCTTTCTGATTTCATCAGCTGTGCTTTCTGATAAGCCTGCTACCTTGCTGATGACCTGCATGACTTGTTCTTGATACACAATGAGGCCATAGGTGTCTTTTGTGATTTCTTCATATATGGAGTTCAGAGGTTTCCATTTCTGACCATGTTTACGAAGGGTAAAATTCTCGGTCATTCCACTTTGGGTGGGTCCGGGGCGCACAAGAGCAACAATAGCAACCATGTCATTAAATGATTCGATGCCGACTTCCTTGCATAGTTGGGTTGTTGGCCGAGCACTAAATTGAAAAACCCCAGATGTCTTGCCTTCTGATAGTTGCTTGAAAACTTCTTCATCTCCTAATGGGATTTTGTCAAGTGTGATGCCAATTTCAAGTCGTTCTATTGGAAAGGGTTCGTCTGTCCTATTTTTATCAACAAAGAAACTTTCTGATTCAGGGTAATAGAAAAAACCTGTTGATGTTTCCTCTCCATTTCTGGAATTTATCAACCGCAGGCATTCAGATAGAATGGATAGGGTTGTTAACCCAAGAATATCCAGTTTCATCAATCCATTATATTCACTGTCTTCCATATCCCAGGCAGACACTACATTGCCTTTTTGAACTCTCAAAGGACCATATTTGCCGGTTGTCAAGTCATCAGCACAAATAACAACTGCTGCTGGATGTTGCCCAAAATGCCTGAGCTGGCCTTCCAATTTTGCAGCTAACCGGGCAGCATCAGGAAAATCCTCTTTGAACTTCTTTCCAATCAAGTCTTCTTCAATACAGATTGCAACAGCATTATTTCCATTATCCTCTGATTGAATGTTCTGAGCAATGTTCTTGACTTCAGAGGAAGGAATTTCAAACACTCTTCCGACATCCCAGATGACTCCCCGGCTTTTCATTCTACTATCAGTTGAGATTCCACAGACATTGTCTTGCCCGTATGCCTTATGGATATAATCAACAACCTGTTCTCGTTTTGTGTCTTCCACGTCAATATCTATATCAGGATAGTCAATTCTGTCCTCAGACAGGAAACGGGAAAAAGGCAGATCGAATTTCAGGGGGTCAATTTTGGTTATGCCCATGAGAAAAGCCGTCATCGAACATCCTACTGATCCCCTTCCTGGGCCATACATGATTCCTGCCTTATTGCAATATTGAATGACATCATAAACAATAAGAAAATACCTAGCAAAATTCTTCTTTTTGATCAGTTTGAATTCTTGTCTATATCTGTTTTTATAATCATCATCTAACCCTTTTGCGTCAATTGCTTGCCAGCATAGTTCATCCATTAATTTATTTTCATCTTTATCTTCGATAAAAGGGGGACTTGGCAAACTAATTTCCTGTTTTGGAATTCTGAAATTACAACATTGCTCGGCAATTTTAACAGTGTTTTCTAATGCCTCTTGAATCTCCCCCTCTTTAAATTGCCCTTGTCGCTCAAACGCCTTTCGCATCTCTGTTTCGGACCGGAGGTGCAAGCCCTTGATGTCAAATTTCCAGCGGTTAGGATCATTCCATTTTGCATTCTTCTGAATCGCCAACAGACATTCTTGAGCCTTCCAGTCTCCTCTTAAAACATAATGGCAATCGTTTGTTGCTACAAAGGGAAGCCCTGTTTCCTCTCGCAACGGGATAATAAAATTCTTGTGGTGGTCTGTCTGGATCTGCTCAGAGTGGGGCATAATTTCTAAATATAGTCTACCCTCCATTCGATCTTTCAATTCATCAAATACCTTCTCTGCCCCCTTCAGTTTAATCCATGAGTTTATGCAGGCCGTTGTTATGATCCAACCCGATAAGTCTGAATTGAGCAATGTTTCAAAATCGATCCGAGGGCGACTGTGAAAGCCGACAAGATTTGCATAGGTCAATATTCGACTTAATTCTGTCCAGCCAGTGTGGTTTGTAACAAGTATAAGAATGTGTGCTGCCTTTTCTTTGTTTTTGACTTTGGCATCCGAGACAATATATAGTTCTGCTCCCAAAATCGGCTGTATGCCTTGCTTATCGCATTCCTTTTGCCATTTGAGACATCCTGCAATGTTGCCGTGGTTGGTTAGAGCAAGGTATTTCATTTCAAGCTCTTTGGCACGAGTGATAAATTGTTTGGCTGTACCATAACCATCAAGTTGACTATATTCGTTGTGGAGATGAATATGTGCAAACATAACTATCCTTTGCGAAATAATAGGCAATATTCGTGCCGTTTTGGAAAGATCTTTGATTTTTCGATTTGTTGTAGAAAGATTTCTCCGAATGCATTTCCGAGGTCAACAATGTAGATTGAAATCATCTCGAATCCAACTTCCTGAAAAAAATAAATTAGGTCGCTATGATATGGGTAAAATACTCCATCCTTCCGAAAATCATTTACAAACCAGGCACAGAAAGCTCCAGGTTTCAAAATGCGATAATTTTCTCGGATGTGCAGTGACAAAGAATCAAGAAAACTATCATAGGTTTTATTCTTGCCCAATTGTTCAGGCTCATCCCCATAATATTCAATGTCCCAGTAAGGAGGGCTTGTGATGGTGAAATCAGCATAGTTGTTCGGCAAATCTACTTTAGCAGATGAGCCCTCAATTAAAGTTATAGTCGCCGGATTCTCAATTAATCTATTTTCATTCAGTAGGAAACCACGAATCTCTCGGTTGTGTTTCATGAATTCTTTTGAAACATCAACTCCGATATAATTTCTGTTGCATTCATACACGAGTTGCATTCGGCTATTATGACCACAAAACGGATCATATACAATTCCGTTTTCAGGACAATAAAATTTCACAATCAGACGGACTATCTTTTTTGGAAAGATCGACAGCGCTCCGTCCTTTGCCCCTCCTTTTGCCCCTGACCCGCGTTGCCATTTTATTCTTTCCCCTTTGTCTGATGTAAAAATCTTTCTTGTTATTTTCTTTCTTGAGTCCTTGCTGAAATCAATTGCTTTATCTCCCCTGACATGATGCAAAATTGAGCTTGGCACCATACCATATTTTGAGATAAAGTTCTGGCGAAATTCCTTCGACTTTTTCAGACTATCAACTGTTTTTCCAGTTGCATTTTGATCTATTTCTTCTTCAAACAACATGTTTCCCACTCCCTTTGCACGGGGGCTGTATCTGAATTGTTTTCACAACTTCTTCGATTACCAGCCCTTGCACCATTCTTTTAATTCGCTTCAGCCGATAGCCATGTCGATAAAATCTGCCATTTTTCATTCGGCAAAATTGCTTGCCACAAACGGGGCAGAAGAATTGTTCTTTATTCTTCATCTTCAACTTTCGGCCTCGCTATCAACGAAACAACATGAGAAAACCCTTCCCCTTCAAAGATAAGTGCCCTGCCTGTCATCACTGCCTCTTGCACTGAATCAAGCACTTGGGCCAGCATACCGGGATTGATGAAAAATTTTGGAATCTCTCCTTTGTGTTTTGTTGGGATCTTTTCCATTACCCACCCACTTTGTCCTTCCCCTGAGCAAAGGATTTCACCACCAACAATCTCAATTCCAACCACCTTGTTTTTGCTACGCTCATCCTCACTGGCAAGGACTTCCACTCTGTCTAGGGCATATTTCAGCTCATTAGGCAATGGCACTTTCTCTCCTTCGACGTCTTCAAATAGACCTGCCACAGCAGGGTATTCCCCTGCTATTGTGCGGGTGCTGAAAGTAGTGCCCTCTGTATTGCGGAAATGAATCCAATTCTCATCCTGGGCAAATGATATTGGACTGTATGAGGGAAGGTCTTTTGCTGCCATCCTGGGAATGTTCAACACAACGCCATCAGGTAATGGGGCAGATAAGGTCTTTTTAGTTGCCCGGAAATTATCACATGATAGGATCGTATCTCCTTCAACATTGACACAGATTAAAATGCCCTTACCCATATCGGTTGCTGCTGAACTGAGACAGAACAAAACAGAATCACAGAAGCCCTCTGGCAGATCATACCAGTTTTCAATGGCGTCGATTCCAAGTTCAGGGATTGTCACATCTGCCGCAACAAAAAAACCGGCCTCGACATTGCTACAGGTAATGACCAGTTGTTTTTGGGCATCTTCCTCTTCTACCTCGTTGATTTCAATCTTTTCGGCAGGCAATTTCTGGAGCAATTTGATCAGTTCATTGGCATATACGCCGCCCCGGTGCCCGATTGGAAATGGGTGACTGACTGCAATCTCATCATTGTATGAGACAATCCGATTGTCATCCATAAGGACCATATCAGACTGTTCGATAATGCTGCCAGAGGCAATGCCCGGTTTGATGAAGTTCAGCGCCTTGAGCAAATCGCTTCGGTTGTTGCCCTCTGACGTGGTTGGAGGGGTTTCTATTTTGGTTTGAGGAGTTTCGGTTCCTCGTCTTCTTCTTTTCGCCATGATTTTTCTCCTTTGTTTTAAATTTTCCAACTGTAAATTTTGTTCACTTCAATCGGATTAAGTTTATCCTTAAATCTTTTCAAATTTGGATTGTCTAACACTCCGCCATCATTTACTAATTTATTTTGTTTTACCCTATGAATATAAAATAAGTATCTCAGATATTCGCTCAGAAAAGGGAAGTTCAAACATATGCAAAATCGATAGTTGAGGAATACATAATTTTCGTCCCAAACATTTAAGCCGTGCGCATCTCCTTGCCCATCTATTAGCATTTCTCGATTTTGACCATGAAAAAGATATTGAATCATTACTTCTCCATCATGAATTTCCTTCCAATTAATAGTTTCCATCCATCGATCTATGAGTTTAGAGGCTTTTATCTCATCATTGTGAGTTTCTACTTTGATATACTTCAATTCTTGGTCTTGATATCTGGCCGGATATTTGCGGCAATTCTTTCTGAAGACCATCCATTTTTTGCCTGTCATATTTAAGAATGCTTTAGGATCATATATGTACTCATAATCAAAAAAGATAGAATCTTTCAATCCGTCCCTCTTAGCAAAACTTGTCCAACTTGGCACTTGAAATATAGGATGTCGATAATTGAGCATCGAATCCAATGGAGGAAACATTAAACCCCCGTCTTTGTCTTGTACGTATATTACTCCGTTGTCATCAATTTCCTTAAATCCTGCTTTCCTAAAATATTCGTCAGAACACCAGAAATTTGGCCTGATCTTTTGAAGCTCAAGTAGTTGCAGATATTTAAAATCCGAGCCCTTCATCCTTTTCCTCTATTATTTTTTTCTTTCCCTTTTTATCAACATCTTCTTCTTTTTGGAGCTTCTTTTGTTGATCCCGTACTAACCTTTGAATCAACTTTTTCGACACTCCGCCGGTCTTGCGAGATTTCCCTCCCATTTTGTTCTCCTTTTGATTCTGTTAAAATTCCCATTTCATCATATTCGCATAGGCTGATTGTGCCTTGCATTTCAAATCGGTTTCCTTCTATGAAGGCAAAAGCAGCAGGGCCAAAATGAAAATCGACCTTGTCGCAAAAGCTAAATAAAGCAATGAAATCATTTGTTCTAATTCCAATTGGCTTGAAATCTTCTTTTATATCATCTGTAGAAGACAAGCCGAACCCAACAGTGTTATCTCTGTCAATCCTGATAATTGAGCCGGTGTAAATATCCCGTTGAATGATAACTGGTTTTTTATTTTCTGAAAGAATTTCCATATGGGATAAGGATTCATCAAGCAACGAAAGAACGTTTTTGTTGAATGAAACTTTGTTTATATGATGGTCGTTTTCCAGATATTTTTCATATAATTCCCGAATATCTGAAAAGGTTTTGCCTGGAACGGCACATGACTTTTGCCTGGCATATTCCCCTTCATGAGTTGTGAAGATGATCCTGCCATCCTTTTCATGGAAATTTTCTGAGTCATAGTCATTTGCGTTGAAACTAACTTCTCCTGAAATGCCTGATTCTCTGTCAGGCAATGTGAAGTTCAATAAGATAGTTTTGTCTTGATTAAAAACAAAGATTTTTTGACCAGATGCATAAATTGTACTTTTCAATCGGCCAGACTGAGATAGGGCCACTGCATGACTGAAGATTGCTTCCTTGATAATGCTCATATCAATTCCTCCATTATTTTTAGTCTGTAATCATATTCAGGATTATATTTCCAAATAAAACCATTTTCATCATATCCAACTGTTTCCATATTGCTTGCCCAGTCGAGCCCAAACATTCTGTTGCCGGCAGCATTCCAAAGCAGGTGAACATCGTTTTCTAAACCCTTGGATAAAAAACCTCCTTGACCTTCGACCCAATTGGAATATTCATTCCAGGTTATTGGTCTGCTTTTTTGACCCTTTATATATCGGATGGCAGCAACAATTGATCCTGCGTTTATTGACTTGGAATCAAACCACCCATCGGTTTCACAACAAATGTTATTATCATTAGAGGTTACATTTCCAAGATCAAATGTGCTACAGCTGAACCTTCTGTCTCGAAACAAATCCATAAATTTTCCGAGTAGTAGAGACCCAATTGGTTGGCTATCAGTCGTCAAAAGAAACATTCGTTCAAAATCAAATCCTTGCTCATAATAAGCTCGTCGGATTCCTGTTGTTCTTCCAGCAACATGATAAGTATCAAAAGTTATGTGTCTACACCCTGCTTCCCAGACTTCTTCAATGTATTTTTGTACGTCTTCTTTTTCATCATTGATAAAAGCCATATAAGGTTCGATTCTGGCAACAACTCGAATTCCAGCAGCAGACAATTTTCTAATTGCTTCCAGTCTTTTTTCATAAGACGGAGCCCCTGGTTCCAATCGTTTCAAAATGTCATTATTGGATGATATCAAGGTTACATGAACTGCTGCTTTGGCCTTGTTGCTTGATAGAGATTTTAAATAATCTTCTCTTCCAACTAAATCTGACTTAGTGTTGATCATAACAGGATAGTTATTTTTAGCCAGATATTCCAACAATGCAAGGCTGATCTTTTGTCTGCCTTCAATTGGAAGAAAATCTTCAAATCGTATACCAAATCTCAATGGAATTTCCTTGCAGATTGCTCGTTGGACCTCATCCCCGAAGGGAATGCTTCCTCTGCCTTTAAATAATTTATCCAATTTTTTCTTGTAAAAGTCTGGATTGCAGTGACGAAGCCCCATTGATTTGCTGTTGTCAAAAAAAGAAGTGTACAAGGTTGCACGAAATGCATTTGCAAAGCAGTAACGACACTTGAATTGACACGTCAACCCATCCCATGTGTCTATGTTCAATGGCATTGGGCAAGCAGAAGCTCTCAAACTAACCTCCACAAAACTGTTTATTTCTTCTGCATTTAAAAGTCGTTCATTTTTCAGCATTTCTCCCTTTTCAAGGTCAAATTGAAAGTAATTGCTTTTGCGCCCTTTTTCCTTGACTCCTTTTTTACCAACTGAGCCTAATTCTAATTGAGTCCGCCGGGGAATTACTTTTGCCAATGCAGATCTTAATTCATAATAATTCATATCTTCAATTCCAATCTGGACTGTTAAATGTTCCTGTTTCAAATCCAAATCCCTGTTGCGCTTGTCTAAGCAGCAAGAGAAAATCTGGAGTTTGAATGAATTTTTCAACTTCCCGCATGCTTGTGTGTTTAAAGATAAGATGTCCTGTTTTGGATTCTCTGACTTCTGAAAATGAATTTTCCATCCGGCGACGCTTTACTCGGATTTGTTTGCCGTATAGTTTTTTAGCAGTATTTCTTAAACTTTCCCAATCGCCGGCAGTTTCTTTTGTGCATGCCATTTTTCAACTCCCTATATTCCAAAATAGAATTGGCTCCTGTAATTCGTCAATGTGCTTGATTATCCATTCAAAAGCTTTCAAATCATAATAAGGATGGGTTGGAAATGGGCAATCTATATACGATCTTTGTGTGTATTCCCAACCTGGGTCTATACAATCAAAATCCAAGTTCGATCCAATTAGTCCATGATCAAGAATTACAGCCTTGGACAAAATTGATTTTCTTCTGTTGAATATATTCCCAGATCGGCTCATAATTCCATATACATGGGCCGATGGCATTCCTTTTATAATTCCAGCACAAATAGTTCCACTTCCAATACAGACAACAACAGATTTGAATTTTCTGTCATATTGTGAAGCAATCCTAGCAGTTTCATCTATTGTTTCCTGAAAAGGTAATCCCAACGGAAGCATAACAGAATTGGAATATCTTTGTGCTAAATCTTTTTTGCATATATTGTAATTGACCTTGACCATTCCTGCCTTAATCGGTATAATTTCAGCATCTAATTCTTTCCATTTACTACGATGAAAATTCAATACTTTTAAATGATCTTGTTCAACTGAATATTGAGGATCATATATGATTGTTTTCAATCCGACTTTTGGAGCAAGCCAGGCAATTCCCCATCCTGCCATACTCACGGATGATTCAGTATATCCAACAACTTCAATTCTTTCAGATTTCAAGGTTTGCAATCGTTTTAATAATCCTCTGACTTTTGAAAATGTTGGGCCGGGCGAAGGGGTACAAAGGTCTTCCCTTTTGACATGGATTATTCTGTCTTCGATTCGATATTCTTCAATCGGAGTATTGTCATTTAAAATCAAAATAGCAATCCTTTTTCTTTTTCAACTAGCCCTGCATCGACCATTGTGTACATCTTGTTTGTTTTTCCTGTTAATACTTTTTCACCTTCTTTTTTATTTCCAATACCGTCCCATGTTTTTTCTAGGATTTGATCAATAGGGACACCTACCAATAACATATTTCTCCATGTGTGCGTGTTATAGGTTGTAGGAGTTTGAACGTCAATTCCGCAACATGTATTTGTTTCATTTTTTCTGTCCCTCGGAACGTTTACGAAATCAGGGCAACCCAATATTACATCATATCTGTCTGCAATTTCACAGAGTTGGTGTAATATTGGCTTCCATTCCTTATCCTGATTCATTTCCCAAATTTTTTCAATGTCTAATCCAATAGAGAGAAGCCTTTTGGCAACAAAGTCATTGAAATGGAAATTGTATGTATTGTAATTTTTAATACCAGCAGATTTCAAACGTTTGATTGTGTCTTCAAACATCTTGACAGTATGAAATCCGGGGATAAAAGGTTCCCCATTTACAGCAACCTTGACTCCCTGTTTTTTGAGTTTTTGTATGTGTTTAAAACGATCTGAAATAGGAGTAGTCCTTTTCCTCTCTAAAACTTCCCAATCCATCTCTGCCCCTGGGCTTATGATCGGCAGGAAAACAAAATTTCCCACGTTGTTTACAACGATCTCTTCGTATTGTATGAGGATGTGTGTATTTCTAGTTTGGAGCACGTAGGACCATTTTAAATCGGATAACACTCGCAATGCCGCTTCAGAAGATCTATATGTTTCTTCAATAGGTTGAAAAGGGTCTGATTTATTGCCAAATCGAATGGTGACTTTTCTTTTCAATGCCCATGCGAGACTGGATTTTGGCTTTGGGTTATTCAAGCCGTTTTGCAATTTGCGTTTTAGATCTTCTGGATTAACCGGGTTCAAAGCATCTCCCCAAACATAGTTTAGTCTTCGCAAATAACAATGCCAACAATCGCAAAGACAATTTGAATATGTATCTAATGATAAGGCGAGAGGACAGTATAAAGAATCACCACGAATGGACAATCCGTGTCTCATACCCATCTCCAAGTTTTCTCAGTATTGACATCTTTGACATATCCTCTACTAATGTTGAACATTTTGCTTATTACAGCATAAGCGAGGTTTGCCAATTTAGCTTGTAGGATTTTCTTCATCAACCAAATTTCATTTTCTTTCAATTTGCTTCTATGATTTTTTTCTCCTCTCATCGCCAATCTTTTTAACTGCTTGGAAGATTCAGATTGATGTTTTCCAAATGCATGGTGCTCTTTGCCTGATTTAAACTTTATCAATCCCATTTCAATAGCATGTTTTGTATTGTCAGAGTATGTGAGCCACTCTAAATTCTCAACGTCATTGTTTAGCCCATTGCCATCCTTGTGGTTTGGAACATATTTATAACTATTTCTTTTCCCACCAAGAAATTCTGTAGCAACAATTCTATGAACTTGTTTAGTTACTGCCTTGCTATTCGAATACAAGTTGAAATAGAAATAACCATCCTTAGCTCGACATTTCAACAATCCACTTTTGCCTTTAATTCTCCCCTTGTTTGAAACAGAATATCCTTGGAAGCTGGAAATTGGTTTCCAAATTTCACCAGGAAGATTAGACTCAAGATATGGAAAGAAGGGGAGAAGGGAGAAATTTTTCTTTTCTCCCTTTCTGTCCCCTCGCACTGTTAGCCCGTGTCCCATTTTCTTATGAACTGAACTTTCCTTCAACTTCCTTAATCAAGGAAACTGAACCGAGAACATCCAAAAATAGCTTGACTGACCACTTTGCTTCCTTGGAGTTGGATTTGCCGCCTTTATCAGCATAAATCTTATCTGACGCAGTAACCAGATTATCTCGACTGATGCCATCTTTGGGGGCATCAAGGAAGGCTTGACCAACTGCCTGAATACGTGTAAATTTGGGCTGTTTGGTAGATTGATTTTTCAGAGGACTTTCCTCTTTCTCTTCCTTTCTCTCTTCCTTCTTTTCTTCTCCCGCTTCCACTGTCCCTGCCTTCGGTACCTCAACCCCCAATGTCTCCAGCACTTCAACCGTCTTGGGCTTTAAAACATCGTCCACCTGCAATTCTGCTGCTGCCTCTCTCAAGTCAGCTTCCAATGTGGCCTTGGTCACTTCCTTGGCCTCTGGATCGGTTGGAATGGGAGGGTCCAGTTTCATGACGGCATTCAGGTCGTCGCAGGCATCTGCAAATAATTTTTTGGTAATGTCTTTTGCTTTCATCTTTCTTTCTCCTTTTTTTTGTTTGATTGTTTATTTTATCCTTTAACTTATTATACTGAAAAGCCGTTCAAATCTTGAAGAGTTTTTTAATATTTTTTTATCCTATCATCTGATACGATGAAATGTACGGTCTTCCAATCCTCAATTGATTTAAAACCATTATCTGCCCGACCAAGGAAAATTCGTCATGTCTCTGTTTTGCAACTCCACATCTGTAAATATGATTATCATGTTCCCAATCATTCTGGTTGATTGCAAAACCGACATCAATCAAATTCAGTTTTCTGATATCCTCTGCCCAATCTCCTCGTTTAGTATCCCTTCCGCTCCGGGCTGCACTGGACTGGCTACCAGTTGCCACCAGGCAATGCCTTTTCTGGGCGATTGCCTTGTGGCCTTCCCAAATTTCATTTATTCCATGCCGGTATTCTCGCTCTGATCGTTTGAATTTATCTGCATAATCAGTTATAATCACATCGGAAACAAAACCTTCATAATATTCCAGGTTGTCCAGGTAAGTTTCAAACCCTTGCATAGTTAATTCGCCAGAAGGAAACTGAGCAATTTTTAGACGTTTATTACGGACGGCTGCAAGCCGCTCAATTGCCTTTTTCTTTTTTATTGCTGTTGGAATTTCAAGAAATTCATGGACTTTTCTTTCGCTTTCTTTCCTCATCTTTCTAATCTCTTTATCCAAAAATTCCCTTTCTTTATACCACGAGGTTGGTTGAAAAGCCGCTGTCCCCATACATTCAGTGCACGGTTTATAGCCTTTTGGAGCGTGCTTAAAATCTGGCCTGTTGAAATAGGATTTATCTTTTGCCCCTTTCTCAATTAGCGAAACCTTGCAGCCATCATCACATTCTCCTGTCTGATTTTTTATGCAATCAAAAACAGGTATCAATACCTGCCCGGCATATTTCTCCTTTGGCAATCCAGTGAGCCAGTGAAGAATACGCTGGATTATTTGTCTTTCGCTCATTTCCAGGCTCACAAACAAGACCCGGTATCCACTGAACAAAGCCCTTAGAGCAATATATAATAACCACCACGTTTTCCCAATTCCAGAGGCTCCGACAACAGCGAAAAGGTGACCTCTCTCAAGGCTGCCGACGGCCTTACCAAGGGCACCATGTAATTTAAAAAGGACATCTCCTCTGTTTTCATCCAAGGCATTTATAATTGATTTCTCATCAAAAGGGTCAATACCTTTGATTTCTTGCCTGGCTACCCTTTTGAAGTTTGCAACCAATGCTTCTCCATCATCGATTCTCCCCCCGGCAATGCACTTAGATAATTCAAACCTATGATTCTCTAATGCAGAAAGTCTGAAATGCTTTTCCGCTTGATCAAGAATATAAGGAGCATTAAATTTCTCTCCTGTTTCATATTCTTGACTGATGCTGGAAAGAAAAGTCTCGATTAATTCTGCTTGTGCAGGTTCAAGTTGCCTTTCTCGGTGTGTTCTGAAAATGTCCTCGATTGCATTTGCAGGCGGTTTTTTGTATCGTTGATAATAGTCCTGGCACCATTCAGCAACAGTGTTGGCAAAATCACTGCGGAGAATATTTGGGCGATAGAAAGATTGAATCTCAGTGAGAAACCTTTCCGATGTAATCATGCCTGTAAGGATAGACCTCTCGATGCGAGAATCAATTGCCGGTTTCCGGCGGATGATTTCTGTCATTTAATATATCAATCCTTCTGGTGGCTTCCCTTCTGATACTTGTTGCAACCCGAAATTTACTTCATCAATCCTTTTTGCTGCTATTTCACAATACTTTTCTTCAATTTCAATTCCTATCCATCGGCGGTTAAGGTACTCGCAGGCTACGGCGGTCGTACCGCTGCCAAGGAAGGGGTCAAGAATAGATTGATTTTCATCTGAAAACCGAAACAAAACTTCACGATAATATTCAATCGGTTTTGGTGACGGATGGTTTTTGCGAGTCAGGTCTTTTATTGTAAACTTACAAATATTCATGCCCCGCTTTAATTTTCCACCGCAAACAGCAAGGATTATGTTCATGTATCCAAGCGGCCCCCTTGTCATTCCGTTCATGTTCCATCCATAAAAAAGACCCCTGTAATTGTCGCCAAGGGCATTGACACAGGTAGCGATGTTTTGTTCTCCACAATTTATAATTACCCCGGCGGCTTTTTGAATAAGCATCGGTTCAACCGAAACATATCCGGTGTCCCATTCTGCTTTATCGACTCCATACGGCGGGTCAGTCAACACCAAGTCCACCGGATCAAGGTGCGGCATTATCTCAAGGCAGTCTCCGTGATATAGCTTGCCTAATTTAGTTTCAAAATATGGGGTTAACATTATAGTCCAAACCCCTTAATTTCACCTACATTAGCAACAGCCCGTAAAAGATTTTTTTCTGCTTGCCGATAATATGATGTTTTCAATTCTATCCCTATCCCTTTTCGATTATTGACAACTGCTCCATAGACCTCTGACCCGACCCCCATAAATGGAGTGAAAACTGTTTCCCCCGGATTGCTCCAAAGAATTATGCATCGTTCGATTACATCGAGTTGTAAAGGGTGTATATGTTTTTCATCCTTCTCGTCTTTTGATCTTTTGAAAGGTAGAACGTTTTTAATCCGAACATCATCCCAAAAGGCAGAAGCGTATTGCCTCCAAATCCAATGTGAATAACGATTTTCAATTTGATTTCCTCTGTAATTTTTATATTTCAATAGATCTGGTGGAATCTTTCTTGCCCCTGCATACTCTGTCAACCCCTGGGGATGGGCTATAGGAATTTTATTTTCTCCTTTTTTACGAAAACATACAAGATAATCTGCCGATGCGACACTACATAAAGAAGAATCTTCAACAATCGTTTTATGGGCAAGGTTTTTAGCCATTGTACGATTGCGAACTCCAAGGGGTTCTTTCCATACTGAATAGCGGGAGATATATTCAAAACCGATTTTTTCATGTAATCGAATTATATCCCCTGGGAAGTCAGTGAGATGATCTCTACCGCTATTACCAGTCGGAACATCCATACAATGGACCGCTGTAATCCTCCCCGGCAAGGTTATTCTGAACAACCCTTGAACTACATACCCATAATGCTCAAAAAACTGCTTATAATCTTTGCAGTTTGATAAATCTCGTTCAGAAGATGAATAATGATATAACCCTCCAAACGGGGGAGAATATACAGAAAGGTGAATTCTCTCATCAGGAATGGGTTTCATAACATCAATACAATCCCCTTGGTAAATTGCATATTTGTCTTCAATTTTTTGATTTATTACATCCATAATGGAATCCTTTCTTTTTCGTTGTAGCCTTCTTCTTTTTTTATTTCAACTGAGTTGTTCATATATTTGATGAGAGAAGAAAACATTTTATCAGCGGCCTTTGCTTTCTTCTGAAGATTTTTTAACACTCTCAATTCTCCTTCTGTTGTTATAATATCAACTGTAACGGGCTTTTTTTGACCGAATCGCCAACATCTTCTTGTCCCTTGATAATACTGTTCAAATGAATGAGATGGGAAAAAAGTCATGTGTGAACAATGTTGCCAATTCAATCCAAAGGCTCCTATGCGGGGCTTGGTAATCAAAACCCGCAAATTGCTATCGGAAAATTCAACAAGAATTTCCTCTTTCCTGTCGTCTGTCATCGGTCCACTTACTTGTTTTGCTTCAGGTATAATTCTTTCGAGCAAATCTGCTTCGTCATTTAGATGACACCAAACAATTGCAATTTTGTCATCAGCAACTTTGCTAGCTGCCATTTCACATCTTTCTCTAAGGGTCATTCTTCTCTCTTGTCTTTGCTCTTTCAAAGTTTTTGCAGGTTCAACAAGCAACCCCCCGTTTAAGGGCCTTGAGCAATGAATGATGGTTTCCTTTTCTATAAGGGGGGGCAAAATAAATTTTCCATCTTCAAATCCCATATCTGACGGTTTTCTAATCGCCCTTGCCCATGAGCAAACCCATTCCCAAAACGGTTGTTCTGCGTGCCTTTTAAACCTCCATTGTTTAGCTTGTCCATGGAATCTATTTAGGGCTGAGGTATTATTGTCATTTTTAAAGAATCGGTTAAGCATGTCTATATAACCCATTATTCCAAGGGACTCTGAAGAGGTCCCTAATTCGATGTAATCATTAGGAGCCGCCGTTGCAGTGCACAATAAACGGTAAGGCATTTTTTTTACAAATTCTGTAATTGTTTTTCGACGTGCTCCATCAAAATTTTTAAGAATGCCAGACTCGTCAGATACAAACCCTTCATAATCAGAGGAGTTAAATAAATGCAACCTTTCATAATTTGTGACGGTTATTTTCTCCTTCGGGGTTCCATCTTTTGACATTATTACCTCAATTCCAAACTTCTCCCCTTCTCGAACTGTTTGACAGCCTACTGCCAATGGAGTTGCGATCAATACTCTTTTGTTAGTTTTTCTTACAATATTCTCTGCCCAGACTAATTGCATTGGTGTTTTGCCCATTCCACAATCAGCAAAGATAGCAGACCTCCCTTTTCTAATTGACCAATCAACAAGGCTCCTTTGAAAATCAAAAAGAAAATCCGGCATAAAAATAGGATCAAATCCAAAATTGGAACCGAGCTGAGATTTCCTCTCTAAAAACCGATCATAATCTTCCATTATTCAACCCCACACATTTCATCAATCGCTTGAAATAATCTGTTCAGGTGCCGCCTTTCAACTGCCCTTTTCCTATAGATTCTGCCCAAGGGACTCTTTTTTGGAGTCTTGTTTTTGTGCCCTAAATGCCAGTATCCACAAATTTGGCAACGATACGGAGTACCAAAAGGAAGTTCTTGTCGGAACTTCAACGTTGCTTGGGCCTCTTTTCTATTTTTGTATGGATATTTTTTACAGCGGATCATTTAATTATACCAAAATAAGCACATTTATTTAAAAATTCTTCAGTTGCTTCCTGCCAATTCCAGTTATTAGTTTTGATTCCAAACGGGAGCCATTTCTGGATTGTTCCCCACTTTGCAGGATGAGGGGTTCTCATAACAACATTCGCTTCATTTGTTAGAAGAGTAATATCTGCCCATTTCACAATTTTTGGCATCGGCCAGGGTAAGTTAAATTTTTGAGCGATGCATTTTTGAATATCTCTTTCGATCTTTTTGAATCCGTTTAAAAAAGGTTTGATTGGACTAGGTATGTCTCCAGTGTATGCTTCTGAGGCATCGTGCAACAGTCCCCATAAAGCAGCCGATTCACAAATATCTTCCAGAAGTTTGCAAACCAACAAACTATGTTCAGCAACTGAGTAATTTCCATTGATTGTATGGCCGTTGAATCGGCATTTCTTTCCAAGAGAATGGGCAATGTCGATTATATCAATTGCTTCAGGAGTTGGGTTAAAGAGAAAGAATCGTTTTCCTGTATAGGTTTGAATCCAACAATCCTCTTTTCTTAATTTCATATATTTCTCTTTTCAAATCTTGTTGGTATAATTGGTGGCAGCCCTGCCTCTCGTCTCTTCCTTGCCCCTCCGACAGGCCATGGCAGACAATCATTGCCTGTGCATTCGTAAACTGTGAAACCCTTGCCTTGTTCATATACATAATTAATTGGGCTACCACAAATGGGGCATTTCTTTTGCTCTCGTGTGGGCATTATAAACTCCACCCCTTGTACTCATTTTTCTTCGGAGCGTTGTCGAGCAATTTTTTCTCTGTCCTGCGTCTCCATCGGTTAGCAATTTTTTTCAGATAACGCTTATAACGTCCTTTTTCTCCGAGACATAACTTTTCTGGTCTCACCTACTCACCCCCTTTCGCCTTCCTGAACCTCTCAACCATTTCTTTTATCGGTGGGTTTTTAACGCGCTGTTGCCAGTAGAACCCACAATGAGGGCAATCGGCCTCATCCGGTTCTAACTGCTGACCACCTAGGCCATGTTCAACAGCACCACGATAATAATTCCATTCTTTGTCACAGTTAGGGCAGCAACGATTAAAAAACATACTCCCCCCCTTCGCTTTGATAGCGGCGGCACATATGGCCTGGGCGGGCTCATCCTTCGAGGAATAAGCCTCTCCCCGCATCCTATTCCCAACTGCCATACCCCCAAAAGTAAAATATGCATGCCATTCAGCGGTTTTGCTCGGTACTTGATGTAGGGTCAGCCATAATGAATGCTTTATCCTTAGTTGTTTGGCTACCATCATCGCCTGCTCGAAGTTTGAGGTAGGGTTCCAGTCCTTGTATAAGATGATGAGCTTATTTTCTTTATCTGCCCACCAAACCCCTGTCACTGTAGGGATGTCTTGATATACCGGTGTCCATCCGTCAAGATCTATGAGATGCCAATCCATTGCCTCAGTTGCCAGAAAATCGTTTTGTTGCTCGTGGGTCATGGTTCTCCTTTCCTGGTTGCGAGGGCTCCGGAGTGTTTCAAATTCCAGCCTTCTCAGCAGCATAGATACCATCCAGATTCATCAACTCTTCTATTGTTGCAATATCTATACAAAAACGATACATAGATTTTACAGATTCTTTTGTCCAACCCATTTCATATTCAATTCCGATTCCGTGATTCTGGCAGACACGTCTGCACCAACTAGACCAATTTGAATCTAAAAGGTCGGTCCAATACGGTTTATTAGTAGCCGTTTTATTTCCTAACCATCTACGCCATCGTGTTCTTAATCGTTTTTCATCCATCACCTCACCTCTCCTTCCTTTTTATCCCCCCTTTTCTTGGGGGATACTATTTTGTAGGGGTAGGTCAAGGTTAATCCTTGTTTGGTTTGTTAGGCGAACACAAATCTAAAACAGATATAAGTTCTTTTGTTTTGAAATCCTCTATGAAAACATCATGCTCATGGGTTAATTGCCATACCCCTTCTGGTATGTGGTTTGTTAATCTATCCTCTTCGCTTAGTTGATAGATAATCTTTGCCATTACGCCTCCTAACAGACCGTATATTATTTCGGCCTCAATCTTGCCCGGCCATATAATTTTTAATTCTCTTCGTCTTCGTCTGAAGAATATTCCCCGATCATATTCAACAATTCGTTTTTCTGCGAAATTGTCAGGGAGGGCTCTAATTGAATCGACCCTGCTATAAATGGCAGTAATGTTTCTGGTCCCAAAAGATGTGCTACTTGTTGTAATCTCTTTTTCCTCTTTCCTGTGCAGCGCTCGCTTGCTTGCATCAAAAGTTCACTTCTCCCATCGCTTGTGCTACAGATTTTCTTTATAGATTGGAGCACAAGCTTCATATCTGCAATTCTGTCAATTTCTAATCTAATCCCTTTTGCAGGTTCAACAAATAGCCATTCGGAAAATCCACGATCACAAAACTCCTTATTAACATCATCTTTCCACATATTAGCCCTTTTCTCTTTCCAATATTTTTCTTCTAAGGGGCTTGAGGGCTGCCCTGCCTTCATATAGTCATCAAAGGAAAAGGTCTCCCAGGTGAGAGTCAAAGAAGTCTCTCCTTTTTTTCTGAGATCATCTGCCTTTTCATGAAGCTTCTGGGCGACATCTTTTATCCTCTTCCAATATTCTTCTTTATTTCCATTTTTTACTAAAAAGTCCATTTCATTCCTCCTTTTGTTTCAATTGTAAATGTTGGTAATCATACCCAAAAAAAGCTAATGTTTTCTTTAATTCTTGTAACAAATCAAAGACACTATCCAAAATAAACAAAGATTTCACCCCTTCAATCTTCTTAACTTCCAATTCTTGAAGAAGCGAATTTAAGTCTCTTGATCCTATGTAGGCCGTCCTTATCCGCTCATTAAACCTTTCAATCTCTGATTGAATATCTTTTAGTTTGGCCTCCTTTTCCGGTATGTTCTCCACAGCCATACGAGTAAAGGTTTTCATGTCTTGGCGATAATCATGTCTGCCTGTCTTTTCTCCCTTCTTAATTTGGCCTTTCTTTTCCCTTACCTTTTCGGCCACCCTCTCTGCCACTTCTTTTTCTTTTCCTTTAGGGACTTTATCTTTGAACTCCTTTTTGATAATCTTCCTAAATTCAGTGGCATCTGTCTGAGTATCAAAAACCTCAACAGCCTCTTGCATAGATTCAGATTCCTTCAACTGAGCAAGAGCTTCCTGTACCATCCACTGTTTCCAATTTCCTCCCAGGAACTTGAGGATTGTGGTCTGGCCGACACCTTTTCCTTTAAGGATTTGGAATCCTCTTTCTGGCTGCTTGTCAAATTTTAAATCTAATATTTTTATTAGATTAAAATTGGTTTTCTTTAATTTCTCCCAGCTCTCACACTTCGCCAGCTCGCCATCCAGATAATGCTTAGCCACTCTTACTGATTCCTTTATAACGGAAGGGTTCAATTTCCATTCTTCAAGGTTTTCATTAGCCATGATCTTGATCATAGTGGCATCATCCAATTCTCTAACAGGGATATCCACCTTTTCCAGCCCAACCTTTTGAATGGCAAAAAGGCGGTGATGGCCATAGGCAATTTCATATTTTCCATCCATAGGGCGGGCAAGAATATTGTCCCAGAAGGAAGTCTCTCTTATAGAGGTGACAAGGGCATCTACTTTATAGGAGTCAATCTTGTACTTTGTTAAGTCTCTAAACGGGTTTGGTTTAATCTTTTTTACTTCAATTCTCATAATTTTTCTCCTTCTTTTATATTATTTTATCCCTTCGGCCTCAATCTTGCCCGTCCATACAATTCATCCTCGCATTCGTCAATAAAGGCCTGAAAAAGTTTTCCTTCTGCTGATATATTTATTATACTGTTTTCTAGGTAAGATTTAGAAATAATAAAATTACAGAAGTCATCAATCATCTGTCGCAGGTTGCCCCACCTATAATTTGCCATGTTATTGGAGAAGTCCATATGCGAGTGATACTCGATTATTGAATTGATTTCATCCATTGTCTTTGCAGTTATATCATGATCAAAAACTTGCTTGTCCTGGAACTGCTTTATTATCTGCCAGATGATATCCGGGTGTTGTTTTGCTGCTTTATGGTTTTCGGGTTTAAAATTGACAGAGTTATCCAATAGCTCTGGCTCCTGTCCTATGACCATCAGAAACCAGCTATTTTGATTGCCGGGGTTATAAAGTAGGGTTGCAAGATCCTTTGGCAAGGTATCTTTGTTCCGGGGCCAATACCCCTCAATGAAAATGTTACTAAGTCTTTTTAGCCCTGACTTTATCTCTTCCCTTGTCCATTGCTTAGCAAGTATAGATGAGGAAAGTTTATGTTCGTTGAAAAAACCTGGTTTAAATTTCTTGCCATCAGCAAAGCGACCAGAGGCAAGTTGGGTAAAATACCTTGCTGCGGTTAACCGCACTTTGGTATTGGGTTTGACATGTTTGGTGGGGATGCCTGGAAGATTGTTCCAAAAGTTGAGGAGATTATATTGAAGGGAGTTGGGAGGGATTTTCTTTGATTCTAATATGAGAGGTTCATTACCTGAAGAGTTTAATAATCCTTGTTCGGATTCGCAAGAATCCGTTAAGGTTACTAAAGTAACCTTCAGAGCATTTCTATTATTATTACTTAAAGCATTTCCCTCATGATTTTCCAGACTAGGGGTCTTCCCAGACTCAGGCTTTTCCAGAGTCTGGGAATCAATTGTATTATGGCTCCAGATGAATTTGACTAAAACATAATGTCCCTTGATCTGTTTGGTTTCTGGGTCCTTTGAAATACGATCTTCTATCAAACCGAGTGCTATTAGCTCTTTTTTTCTTTGACGAACTCGATCAGCAGACCACTTTAATCCTTTTGCAACATATTCTGTTGTTGCCCGGACGGAGTTTGTCTTTTGCCATTTTGCTGTATAATAGTAGAAAATATAAAGAGAAATTAGATCAGCAGGATAATTTGATTTATGGTATTTAATTGATTTGGGGTTTAAGAAAATGTCTAGAAGAAGTTTTGAGACAACAATAGGCTCATTTTTGATATCATATTCAGCCAATTTTTGGCACCTCCCCTTGTCAAAGGTTAAAAGAAAAGGGCTGAGGGTGAGTAGACAAGGTACTCACCCCCGGAAACCATGTTGGCCCACATGGCAGCCATATCACGAAAGGAGAAAGCAGGGAGCCTTTTCGCTTCGTATCTTTTACTTTATAAAATAAATTTAAAAAAAGGTCAAGGAAAAAAATTATTTTTTTTAAATAAATTTCTATTGATTCTTTCTCCACTCATTCCATTTTATTCCAATGTTTCTGAGCCATTCAAGTTGTTCTGGTGTAGCCCCGAATTTATAATGCTCTATTACTGGTACTACTATGATAGATCCATCTGTTTTTTTCATCTTGATGATATCTTTCACTACGTAAAGATCACTAAGAAAAACTTGTGTGTCTATGTCAATGTCCCACTTGGCTTCAAATTCTTTGCACCAGTTGATTTGGTGTATTTTAGTCTCGCCGATTGCTGAGGATTGATTTCTTGCCTTTTCAAACATCTCTTTTGGGACTTTCATCATTATAAGAGTTCCATCTGGAAATACTCCGTCGCATTGTCGACGTGTATAGTTGGGATCATTGATATTAGGAGGGAGCCTTATTCCTCGTGACCCTCGCCTTGATCTATAATAGGTATAGGATGGGATAATATAGGAAAAGATGAGGGAATCCGGCTCGTAAAATTGAATTAGTGTGAAATATCCTACGCAGTCGGTATTGCCTCCGCACATGTAGGTTTGGCCTACTATTTTATCTCTTGATTCTCTGTTATCAATTTGCCGAATTAAGTCAAGAAAACCTTTTCCTTTGCCTTGGGCATTCTTGATTGAAAATCCTAAAATTAATAAAAATGTCATGGTCAAAATAACTATTGTTTTTCTATTTATTCTCATAATCCGATCTCCTTCATTAAATTGTTTGCATCTTTTTCTTTCATATCTGCGGGATCTCCATTTGGATTTGTGATGATCTCACATTCCTTTCCAAATTTGTACAGATCTTCTGCCATCTCATTTGCTTTTTGTTGCCCTTGTTCATCATTGTCATAAAAGACAAATATTCGATCAAATTGATGTGCAAGCATTAAGATTTGCTGTGGTGAATAATTAATTCCAAAAGTTCCCACTGCACCAAATCCTAATCTCCACACATCAAACATTCCCTCAGCAACAATTACAGTTTTGCTATGGCAATTATCGATTCCATATAATGTATATTTGTGGCAATAGACTTCTTCATCTTCGGGACAGGCCATGTATTTTGCATGTTGTTTACCAGTTATATCTCTTGTCTGATAACTGATCAATTGGTTATGCAGGTATATTGGGGCAAGAATTCGATTTTTGTATGTTCCAAAATTGCCAACTCCAAGTAGGCTCCATTCTTGTTCAAGTTTGTCTGGGTCAAAGTTACGGCTTTCTAGATATGCCCTTTGCCTGGGGGTCATGGGGCCTGTGTCTGGAGGGTATGTGATTTTCTCTGCATAGTGTTTTTCCCTGAATTCGTATGTTTGTTCCCCGGATAGATAGGGTTTGAGAGCAGCATTTGCCTGACTGATGGATATTTTAAGTATAGTTGAAACGACTTTGGGTAACCAGTGGCCTCCACAACGGTAACAGGTGCAATATGCCTTTTCAATATTCAAACCGAGATGCCAGCCGGGGGAGCCACTGCAAAAAGGGCATTTTATGTTGACCCAGCCCTGCCGGAAGTGCTGGTGTCCGGCAGGGGCAGTGGGGAGATTATGATCTGCACAAAACTGTTGGGCATTAAATGGCATTTTAGTTCTTCTTTGTTAGTGGCAAGATGGTTGGATCTGGTCTTCCGAGGCCAAAAGGAATATCTTTTATATCTTGAAACCTTAGCACTGATAAACAAGCGCTGATTAAAACTTTTTCAAAATCGTATGATGCTTTTATTGGGCAACCGTGCTCCCATGCATTGTGCGGGTGGAGGGTAAAAATGAAACGGATGAAAGAATCTTTTTTCTTGGTGTAAGAATAAATGAGGTCAAGGAGAACATAATTTATATCTTCATCAGAAATATGCTCTGGAGAAAGACCGCTTCTTTTACCTAAGATTTTCTTCATATCCTCTATTGCATTGGTTTTTTTGTAGTGCCCTTTTGCATATAGAAATATATGTCTATCAAAATTTTCCATGTTGAGGTCTCCTTTTTTTAAATTGCTTGGCATTGAATGACATTTTATAATCCAGAAGAGATTTGGGTTATTTTTTTTTGATTTTTTTGATAAAGCCAGTGGTAAACAATACTTTTGATTGCATTATCTTTAGGAGGGAGACCATATTTTCCTTTATCTACTTCTCGACAGTGCTGATCTATTTTGTTCAACAAATCATAAACATCTTCATCATAAATTTTAATATTTGCTTCCATTTCTTCCTCCTTTTAAATGTTTTTGTTCTTTGTTTAAATCAGTTTATCTATCAGTTTGATTGCATTTTCACCAAACTTTTTCTTGATGAAATCTGACATGCTTGTTTTACCATCCTCATAGTTTCCATATTGATTTTTAAGACGGTCATCAAAGGCAATAATGTCAAATCCAGTTAGAGGATTAAGAAAATTGGAGAGATTGGTGTTAAATGTTTGATTAAATTCTCTTGAGTGTGATTTGTTTTCATGAAATTTAGTGATAATTTTTTCCATTTCCTTCTCCCTTTAAATTGTTAATTTTTCATATTCCCTTTTCCGGGCTTTCATTCCTGCATATAAAACACGAACATTCTGATCGAAATAATCAAACACAAGTGCCCGGTCTTTGTTTTTGGCTGGCCGCAATACCCTTCCCAAATATTGAATGACCCGGCCAGGGAACCTTATTGGCAATGTTAAAAATAAAGCCGATAGTTTTTTGCAGTCGAATCCTTCGCCGATAAGTTGAGAAGTTGCGATCAAGACCTTTATCTTGCCTGAATTTATATCTTCAACGATCCTTTTTCTTGGCTCGGCAGGAACATCCCCTGTCAGAACTTCTGTTTTGATTTTAGATTTTGCCTGGACCATATCTTTCAATTCCTGGCAATGGGCTTTTCTATCTGTTAGCACAAGGCAAGTTTCTCCCATTGCAACGGTAGTTAATACGTCACTGACAATCATCTGGTTGCGTTCCTCATTTTGAGATAATTCTTGTAGCAGCGTAGAATATTCTGCTGAGGGGTCTGGCATTGAGGCAATGAAATTTGTTTTCCTGATTACTGTTTCAACAGAGGTAATGTGGCCGCTGTTTATCAAGTCTCGTGGATCGATCTTGTGCCTGATTGGGCCTGAATACCATTCTATGATTTTGGAAAGGCCATCCCTCCTGTAAGGCGTGGCAGATAGACCAAGAATATATCTTCCTTCAAAAAGTTTTGTTGCTGCCGTGAACGTTCGACTCGGTGTGTGGTGACACTCATCAATTATCAAAAATCCATAATCGTTTACGATCTCAGGGTATTTACTCAGGGTTTGGATCAGGGCAATGGTTATGTCCTTATCTTCATCAAGGTATCCGTTGCCTATATGACCAATTCTTTTACTGGAGACGTTCAGGAAGGTTTTGATCCTGTCCGTCCACTGATCAAGTAATTCTTTTGTGTGGACGATTATGAGGGTGGGCTGTTTTCTCTTTGCAATCATGTAAATTCCAATAACTGTTTTGCCTGATCCAGTTGGCGCACATAATACTCCTTCGTTTTCAGGCAGCATTTTTTCAACTGCGATTTCTTGGAAGGGGCGAAGGACACCAGAAAAATCAAAATTTATGTCTTCGAATATGTGGGTTTGATTATTAATTTCAAATTCAATTTGGTTTTCATCACAATATTCAACGATGCCTTTTAAAAAACCCCTGGGCACAAAAAGATCATTTTCCCCTTCTTCATTATAGAAGTAGAGTTTTCTTGGAGTATCCCGATTCCATCGTTTCATTCTCTCATTTTCCAGCCACTTCGGGTTGAGCATTGTCAATGAGCTATAGAGAAATTCATCTAATGGCTCATTGACGTATGGAATCTTAATTTGGTTTTTTATTGTGAGGGTTAATGTCATAATATTTGATTTGTAATTTTGATGAATTTTCCATCTGAATTCTTCAAGACTTTGGCTTTTCCAGTTGATACTTTGAAGGCGAGTCCTTTTTGCATTTGGAACTTGCTTGCTTGCCTGGTTGTTGTTGGAATGCCTGCATTACGACAGGCATCGATAAATCCTTTATGGGCAATAAATTGTTTATTAGTTGTCATTTCGTTTCTCCTTTACTTTGGTTATTCGGTGCCTGTCGAACCCATCCAACAGATGCATCTTTATGGGCCTAGATGCAACTTTTAATTCTTGAGGAGTGGTATTAGGGTATAGCTTTTTAGCTATTTGATAAGAAAAATTGTTTATGGGACTCTTGCTTGTATGAGTATAGAGAGTGAAGCACTGTCCCATGTAGTTTAGCTCTCCTTTATGTAAGGCCATATTATTTTTCCTCTCTTCCTTATTATACTGAAAAACGGTTGAAATTTAAAATTGTTTCTTCTATCTATTTTCCTTTCACATTCATATCTGCACCATGAAGCCTGCCAAATAGTTCTCTTTCCATATTTGCGATGCAGTTTTTTCATGTCTTCAAGATTGTCTGCACAAATATAATCCCAGATATCATGCCAGACACAATCGTATTTAATTCCTTTGGGCGGTTTCCAATTAAAAGCATCTGCATGAATTATTGTTACTTTTTTATTTGCAAATGATGGGGCAACCAAAGTAATTACATCAAACGATTTTTCAATTACTGTCACATTTTCTACTATTTCGTTGTCAAGGATAGCTTTAAGAACAACTCCTAAACCGAGGCCATTGATAAGGATGTTTTTGCTTTTCCGGGCTTTCCGAATAAAATCTAAACAGTCTGAAATTTCATCAGGAGTATTGGACATAATAATTTCATTGTTTCTTTTGAGCGCTTTATACGTTCCTGCCGGGACATAACGTCCTCGGTTGCTAAAGCTAAATAGGGCACGCATGCGGCCTAATTCTTCATCTTTTTGGGAAACGGTAAAGGATTCAATGCTCCAATCACCACTTTTCCCATCGGGAACATCAATGTCAATTTTCATTTTCTTTCTCCTTCTGGTTTGTGTTTTTTTGGTTTGGTTTTATCATTATGCACTTTTTTGATCATAGCGATCCTTTTTATCTTCTGAAAGTTCTTGATATGCGTCCTTGTAACAATTGTAATGCATCCATGCCTCTCTGAAAGTGAGGGGCGAGAGTCCTCGAATAGAATCCGGATGCTCTGGATCGAGTTTATCATGGCATATTTTGCACTTCATTTCTTATACTCCTTTTTTTTAAGGTTAGTAGTTTCTTATCTGCTTCAATCGCTCTTTTCCCATCTTTCCATTTTTTCATGGTTGCCGATTCTGGTTTCTCCGTTTTCACCAGACCTTATAAAAGCAATTCCTATGATTTCGTGATCATCTTTGGATCGCCAGTTCCTTCATAATAGATAACGAGATTTTTAACATCTCCTATCATTTCTTTTACTATCATTTTATATTCCCTCCTTTATTTGATTATTATCGATTACTGTTTGAAGGCCGTAGACTTCAGGGTTTAGAATGAACGCTGTTGAATATCGTTGTTTATCAAGCCAAGGAATAATCTCTTTTTCTCTAGCTTGAGGTTGATATTCTGGTAAGTGGCCATCCCCCAGTAAAAATTTGCCCCTGCCATTTTCTCTGAATTCTTTTACAATATGTAGTTTGTGTAATTGGGCTTTATGCCCAGTGCAAACACGATATTCTCTTTCATTCCAACGTCGAAAACCTGATATGCCAGGGATGCTTTGCAGTATGTAATATTTGTTTTTAAAGATTCTCATATTCCCTCCTTCAATGCTTCCTTAATCTCTTGGAAGCAGAATTGTATATCAGCCCACTTCCAATTTAAGCCACGTAAGTAACGCGCTAATCGATCTTGTGTGTTTCTGGGGTGATATGTTTCCTCTTGTGCCCATTGAACTATCTCTCCGGGGGTCTCCCATACTAATTTGATCAGGAATTGGCTTTCTTTTGACAGGCTCTCAGTCCACTGTTTGAGTCGTGTTTGTGTCTCTGGGGTCTGTGAATCAGGAAGGGTGAGAACGTCTATTTCTTCTGTTGATGATTCAAATTGCATCTTGCGCCAGTTGCCCATGGCAAGATCGCACATGGCATTGCTGGCAACAGTGTAAAGGTAGGTTGAGAATTGATTTCCGTTGTCCGGTCTGAATTTTTGATCAGCAATACAAAAGGCAAGATTCCCTTCTGCAACCAATTCTTCAAATTCGATTCTTCCATTTCCTTTGTTTGTCCAGATGTGGGCTAATTTCAAGATCATGGCCTGGTAATCAGTGTAATTATGCATGGTCATTTAGTTGTCTCCTTTCTTTAAAATAGAATTGCCCCTTTTTTGATAACGGGGTTAAAAAGGTTAAGTTCAATTTTGCCTAGCCCTTTGCATTTGTCACAGGCTTCTTCTATCCTTTTGGTGCTTGGCACTTGTCCGGTTCCTCCGCAAACGTTGCACCTTACAATCCTGAAAACGCCAGATCCGTTACATTTATAACAATCTACTATTCTTCCACTCTTCTGTTTAAACTTTCCTGTTCCTTTGCAGGCATTGCATTTCAATGTTTTCCTTCCAGAGCCTCTTGCTTCAAAAAGAAATCTGAATAAACCTCTAGAAGGAAGAGGGTCACAGTTTGGACAGCCTTCATAATCGAATAGATGTCTTATCCTCACTATTTTGCCTGCTCCTTTACAATCTGGGCAGATATCCCATAAGGAAAACATGTTTTTGTCTTCTTCGAATCTCTGATGTGCTGCTTTTATCTCATCTCCAGATATAAATGAGATGGCCAGGTTTTTGAGATGTTTGTAGGACTCTATGATCTGGCGCGTTTTTTCATTGGCCGTTTTTGGATCATTGCTGACGTCTGGGTGGTTGACTTTTATAAGGATTCGGAAGTTTTTACTTAATTTCTCTGGTGAAAAAGGATAAGACTTTATTTTGAGGATTTTCATGGCATCTTCAGTTTTCCCCCCAATTGAGATTCTCATACTTTTCCTCCTTTTTAAGTTTTGCTAATTCTTTGTCATAGCATTCAGGGCAGATGCCATGGCTTGACTCTTCATCAGGCTCCTTTCCTTCTTCGATGATTTTTTTACACCAAGCGCAGATTATTTTCATTTTTATTCCTCCATTGAATAATGAGTTTCTAGTTCCCTCAACCTGTCAAGCACACGCAAAACTTCAGATGTAGCTTTTCCATCGTCACAGATTTTGATTAGTTCATCAATTGCCTTTTGAATTCGTCTTTCATTTCTTTTTGTCCCTTTCATTTCCTTTCCCTCCTTTTAAGTTTTAATTTCAACCCAACCCTCTCTGCTGAAAGGGCAAGGCAAAAATTAAACAACTTCGACATAGTTCATTGTGACTTGGAGCAGATGGTTATAGTCCCATCTCGTTGCTTCGTTGAGGTATTGCTCTATGTACTCTTTGTCTGCTCCGGCCTGTTTTAATGCCCGTTGTACTCTGCCCATAATGGCAAAAGCGTTCCCGTCTTCACCTACTAATTTGACCTCTGGTTTTGTTTCTGGTGCTTTCATTTTTGTTCTCCTTTTTTTGATTGTTAAGTGGTTATGATAATCCGTTTGCCTTTTCCCATAATCTCATATTGGCATGAACTTTGTCAGTTAAGCTAACCGATCCAGATGCGTTCTTGCCTGCCCGCACGGCCCCATTCTTGCCAACCCAGTAGAAGGAGTCGGGGCCGGAGCCAGTGAATTTTCTGTATCTATTTTTGGAGGGCAGTTCAGTTTTCTTTAACCCCTCTGTTAGGTGGCGAATGACCTGGTCTGTTAGTGTTTTTGGCTGGCCTTTCCTTGGGCCTTTTTGATATGTTTGGTATGGTGTCCTTTGTTTTTTCCTTTTTCACAAAATGACTCTAAAAATTCGGCTACTGCTAACTCATATTGAGTACTTGGAGTGGGGGCTGATCCGCTCCAATAATTATCAGAGTAAAAACCAGGGGTACGATTTACTGCTTGCGTCCATGCTCCGTTTCCAGGTGTAACCCAACCTCCATGGCACCCTCTATTGCGGCAATATCTGTTTTGTTCTTTTTTTGGTAATGCCGCCATGATCTCATTTTGTCGAGCCCTAATTTTGCCTCTGTTGGCTATCAATGCATCAACCATCTCTTTTATTGTTTTCGTCCCTGTTTCTCGTCTCATTTTCTTTCTCATTTTCTTCCTCCTATTTATATTGTTCTTTTCCTCTTTGGTCTTGAGGATTGTAATTTCTCGATTGTTAACCTTTTGACTAATTTCCCTTGCTGGCATCTGATGCAGCCTTCTGTTTCCTGCTCTTGCCTATTGATGCAGACTTTAGCATAGATTCGTTCTGTATTGCGGCAGCACCAAAACACGCCCTTTGCTTTGATTTGGGTTTCTGTGATGACGGGTTTGAAAACCTTGTCTCTGGCCATCATAGCTTCAGCCAGTCTTTTCATTTGCTCATTTTCTGTCAAGTTTTCTCTTCCTTTCATTTGATTGTTGTTTTTAAACCATAAACTTCAGGATTCAAAATGTAGGCCGTTGCATATCTTTCTTTATCAAGCCAATCATATATTTCTTTCTCTTTCACTACTGGCTGATATTCCGGGAAGTACCCATTTTCTAATCGAAATTGGCCTCGGCCATTAGCGAGAAGTTGTTCCACTATGCTTAATTTGTAATGAGTGGCTTTCCAACCTGTTGCTACTCTGTATTCCCATTTATCCCATTGCTGAAAACCTGAGATACCTGGATGTTCCCTTAAAATGTAGTATTTGTTTTTATATACTCTCATCTTCCCTCCCTGCCGGATAGGCTCCGGCGGGCCTGGGGGTTACGATTTTTTAGGAATTAAACCAAATGTATTGGATACATAGGTAGTATATCCAATTTTTTCTACCGTATATCCATGAGCATTGATTGACGTCATGACATAGTTCGGTAGGCGGCCTCTGCTGTCGTGGGACCAATGTAAAATTCTCGTGGCTCCAAGATTTTTGGCCATTACCTCCTGGTTGCTGTTTTTTGGAAATTCATAATTTTCAATAGCAACTGTTTCGTTCATAAAATCATATTTTTTCATCTCTCTCCCTCCAGTTTAAGATTAATAAAATAGTCCTTCAAACATGTTATCTATAATATAATATCTTTAAATAAGAAAGTCAAGAAAAAAAAGGGAATAAAGTAAAAAGAGATAAAAAAACATTACAATGATTTCAATAAGTTACAGACCCCCTCTATTTTTTTTAAAAAAAATCTTTATTTTTCCTTTATTTTTTCCCCAAAATATATTTAAATAGGGACTATAGGGAACCTTTAACAAAGGATTCACACAATACATATGCCACGCTTTAGACGCACTGCCCCACCCAATGCCCCCAACAATAAGAAGCCTGCTAATGACACTTCAAAGATTAAAACGATAACTGTTTCCAATGACAATAATGGGGGGAGAGGGAATGGGAATGGAAGTTTAACGTTTTTGCAAGCTAAATTTGTTGATGAGTACCTGAAGGATTTGAATGGAAAACAGGCTGCAATTCGAGCGGGGTATGCCCCAAAGAGTGCTGAATCGAAAGCATCCCAACTATTAAGTTTAATAAAGGTTCAAGCAGCAGTCCAACACCAACGTGACAAGTTGCAAGCCAAGGCAGAGGTTACTCAAGAATGGGTTATTGAAAGATACAAACGGTTGATTGAATTTCACATCGATGAGATCTATGATGAGGAGGGTAATTTAAAACCTTTGAGTCAAATCCCTAAGAATGCCCTGTATGCCATTCAAAGTTTTAAGAACATGAAGAGCAAATCCACATCTACTTCCAAACAGGGGGAGAAAACAACAGAAATGTTCTTGCAAGATATAAAATTCCCGAACAAGAGAGAAACTCTCGACTCCCTTGCCCGGCACCTAGGGATGTTTGAAAAAGATAATGCACAGCAGGGCGGCGGGGGCAAGTTCAATTTCAATGCCCCGGTGCAGATCAATGTTGGGTGGGTAGAGGAGGAGGATTGAAATGGAAACATCATTTAGAAAGGCAGAAAAGGTTGTTGATGGGAAGTGGATTGAGTGCAGTTTTGAAAGTTTAAAGAAAGGGGATTGCTTTCGACTTTTTGAACCAACAGGAGAAATCGTTAAAGACAACAATGATAATGAAACCTTCTTGGCAGTATCAGAGATTCGTCAGTTGAATGGCCGGAACTTTGCTATTGATGCAGACCCGGTGGCAAAGTATTCTTGCCATTGAAATGAGTTGTATGACAGAATGGGAAGAGATTAAAGGAAAGCAAGGGAACACAGAGAAAAAAGTAAAAAAGAAAGGGTATAACTTATTGATATTATTGAATATATTTTTCTATTTGACATGTTAGAATTAAGAAAAAGGGGTAGGGCTGAATTTGTTAATGATATCAATAACTTATATCCTTAAAATAACAATGCGAAATTCTTTCTGCATAGGGTTATATTAAAGGGGGAGAGATCATTGATTGTAGGCCAAATATAAAGGTTGTTTTTCAGTGGCAGAACAAAAAATTCAAGAATTTAATATAAACTTTGATAGGAAATCTTTTAACGAAGTTTACCTTCCGTATCTGGAAGATAACACTCGTGTACAAATCTTCTTTGGAGGGGCTTCTGCCGGAAAGTCTGCTTTTGTTGTTGGTCAAAGGACAGTCAGGGATCTTCTCAAAGGGGGGCGCAATTATCTGATCATCAGGAATGTTGCCCGTACCTCCAGCACATCTACTTTCAACCAGGTCAAACAAATCATTGATAGTTGGAATCTCAATAAGTTTTTCAGAATCAATCTCTCCACGTTGACTATTACCTGCATTAATGGTTATCAAATACTGTTTGAGGGGCTGGACGATGTTCAAAAGTTAAAATCCGTTTTGCCTCAGAAGGGGGTTATTACCGATGTTGTTGTTGAGGAGGCAACGGAGACCAAGCAAGACGATATAAGACAACTTCAAATCCGGTTGCGGGGGAAAGCAGAGAAACCCAAGCGACTGGCATTGCTGTTTAACCCGATATTACAATCACACTGGATTCATCAAGAATACTTCAAAGGCCGTTTTCATGAGGGAGATCGAGTTTATCATGATGACGGCCTTTTGATTTTGCATACCACTTATAAAGATAACCGTTTCTTGGAGCAGGCAGACAAAGATATTCTTGAAAACCAGAAAAGTTCTTATCATTATGATGTCTATACTTTGGGCAAATGGGGTGTGCTCGGCGGGGTTATCTTCACTAATTGGAAGATTGAAGACCTCTCCAGTATGATCCCTATTTTTGACAGCATCAAGAATGGCCTAGACTTTGGCTTTGCCGATGAGCCAGCGGCCTTCAATCGGTTGCATTATGATAAGATGAGGAAGAAGATCTATATTTTTGAAGAGATGCATGAATACGGGTACACAAACCCGATGATTGCTGAATGGTTGTCCCCGGTTGTTGGAAAGGAGATTGTTGTTTGCGATTCAGCGGAGCCAAAGTCAATTCAGGAATTGCGCAATCATAACATTAATGCAATAGGGGCAAAGAAAGGGAAGGATTCAGTTCATCATGGTATTCAATTCCTTCAGCAACACGAGATTATTATTGACCGAAATTGTCAGGAGACTATAAATGAGTTTCAGCAATACCAATGGAAGAAGTTGCGGACGGGGGAGACTACGAACGTGCCTACAGATAAAGATAATCATCATATTGATGATATCCGCTATGCATTAGAAGGCGAGATGCCGCAGATGCAAGTTGCCCCCCGCATTTCAGTCGTTGATCATGATAGGTCAAGGGATGTCAGGCCAGAGCCCCCGGCCAATGTAAAGGAAGGGGAGCAAGTAATCGAGATATGGGATCAAGATCAAATAGTTGGGTATGAGGTTTTGAAACCGGGGAGGAGAAGGCCGGGAATTTCCCTGCCTTTGAGGTAGACATTTTTGTTAAGGGATTTAATTGTGAAAACAAAAAAGAAATATCGAGAATGGAAAGGCAAGTGGGGATTTGCTGGATATTTAAAAAGATGTTTAGCGAAAAATACTTCTAGAAGATGGAAAAGCAATAAAGTGATTGATAGACAGCGAAGTTATTGATTTTAAATTGAAATAAAGAAAGGAGAAAACACCATGAGCTTTGACATTTTAAAAACATTAGGGGTGGCTGGGAAAGTTGCTATGAAATTTGTTCCTGGGTTAGGACCAATTTTGACGGGGGTAGATGCAATAGCAGATTTGGTTGGGGGCAGCGCAGGGGCCAAGATCAAGTCTGGTATTGCTCAAGTCACTGAAGGCATGGGAGAGGTTGCAAAACAACCCCTGTCCCCAGAACAGCAGATTGAGCAACAAAGGATTGCTTCTGATACAAAGCTCGGTTTGGCCGAGTTGGGGTACAAAGAAAAGAAACTTGATTATGATGATGTGGCCGGGGGCCGGGACGTTATCAAGACAGCTTTACTGAGTGACGACCCTGTTGTTCGGCAGGCCAGGCCCAAGATGATGACTTTGCTTGGTAAGACGAGCATAAGTTATACAATTGGAACTCCTGTTCTTGTCTGTCTTATGGGATGGCTGAAGGTTGACACAGAATTGTTGAAACTGATCACGAGTATGATATTGTGGCAGGGCGCAACTCTTTGGGGGGCTTTTATGACGTCTTATACTGGTTACACTATTAGTCGTAGCGCAGACAAACGTTCTGTGGCTAAAATGGAGAGTGGGGAAATGCCTAGCAACTTATTAGGTTTGGTTTCTAAAATAGGGGGGAAGATTTCATAATGCCTAGGGGAGTATACAAAAGAACTACAGAACATCGTAAAGCTATGTCAGAGGCTCATTTGGGCCAAGTTTCATGGAATAAAGGAAAGAAAGGTCTTCAAGTTGCATGGAATAAAGGACTTACTAAAGAAACTGATTTGCGGGTTAAGGCGATATCTATAGGAGTCTTGGCTACAGGGCAAAGAGGGAGGATTCCTTGGAACAAAGGGTTGACTAAAGAGACAGATGAGAGGGTTAGAATTAATGTTGAATCGGCGGGGAGAACAAAAAAAGGAAAACCTTCTTGGAATAAAGGGCTAACTAGCGAGTCTCATCCAGGCGTAGCTGTTTGTGCTAAAAACAGAAGAGGAAAGCTTCATCCATCATTGACTTCTGACACTATTATAGAACATCATAATGATTTATGTCATGGCAAGTTAAGACCTAATGATGTTACTTATATGACTCATGCTGAACATAGTAGGTTTCATGCAGGATTGCGGCGCAGGGATTCCAACGGCCAAAAATTTATATGAGAGGTTTATTGTGTTTGAAATGGCATCCAAAATCGGCAAGGTAGTCTCATAGAGAGGGACCAATCAGATGCCTACTCGACAAGACCTTATCCTTGAACACCTCCCTTATGCCAGGGGAATTGCCTTCAAT